GTTCGTCATAACTTAAGAAAATTATATCTACATCTTTAATTTTGCACGATTTGATGTCCATAACTATTAAACCTTTTATATGTATATATAGAGTAAAACTTATTTGATCTATCTAAGTTATCAAAATCAATCTCATAATTACCACTATCTAAATTAAATTCTAAACTTCTATATAACACATGAGGATCATTCTCTTGCGTTATACTAAAATGCTTTGTAATCTTTAATTGTACATTCTTTTCTTTAAGTTGTAAACCAAAAGTTTTTCCAAACTTTAATTTCCATTTGTTTGATTGATAATCTTTAACAAGTATAATATCTGTTTCTTCTTTTGTTTCCTCAACTAGATGTAATAAATTATCAACTAAAAATTCACTATTACTATTTTTATTTTTATCTACAATTTCATATACAGTTGTTGCTGGATTAAATTCAACTCTATATTTTGTTAAACCATTTGCACTTATTTCTTTATATTTGTCATTAGTAATTTCTAAACAATCTGTCTTGTGCTTATCGCCTGTTAATCTTAGTATGTCTCCTGTTTGTGGATTAAAGATTACATAAGTTGGTTGTATATCTACTGGTTTAAAATCAAACGATTCCATGATAATCCTCGTAAGTTTTAAAGATATGTGAATCAACTATACTGTTTTTAGTATAATGGAATACACCTTGTTGTAAAGTATTTCCAACACGTAGATTTAATTGTCCATCTAAATATGTTCCTACACGATTAGTCCAATCTTCTGTTGGTTGTTTCCAGTCTTGTATGTAAGGTTTCATATGCACAAAGTTTGGAAAGTTAATTTTTTTATTTGTAACTTTTTCTTCTATGCCTAACATCTTTACAACAATAGCCATGCTAGTATCTACACTTAAAAAACTTTGTTGTTTCTTAGGACTGTAAAGCCTATAAAAAGTTTCATGATTTTTCATTACTAGTTCTAACCAAGTGTAAAATTGTTTTGCAAACTTGCTCTTTTTAAAATAATGTATTGCACAATACACATTAGGCAATTCATTAAGTATGTAACTAGGGCGATAATAACTATCTTTTATATCTTCTTGTCTATATGTCTTAGGTTTGGTAGTTAAAAACACTTCATAATTTTTCATTAAGTTCCACCAATTGGATAGATCCTGTAATACTAACATATCTGTATCCATTACAAAAGTTTCTTCATATGGTGTTGCGTGATATATCTTCCATCTATTCTGTACTTTCCATTTGTCATGTTTAGCAACATCTTGAAAAGGTATAGGCACTATCGTATCAAATAAACCTTTGTACTTTGCAGGCACTTCGTCATTTGTTATTAAACAAATTTTACTATCCTTATTTGTAGCATGAATGCTCATTGCAAGTAAACAGGCTTGTTTTACATAACTATCCTTGTCATTATTCTGTGCTAGGAAAGTAAAATTAGGCATTTATACTATCCTTTGGTTTACAAAAATAATCAATAGTTTTCCATTGCCCATCTGTTGGTATTTGTTCATGCAATTCTTGTTTGACCAAACATTGTGCTTTGTGATCAAACTGCTGTACTTCCTGAGTTACACATTGCGAACTTCCGCATACGGTCAAATATAATACCCATAATATATCCATTACATCACTCCATCTATCATTCTGTTCAGACTAAACTTATTCATCACATGGACATTTAGTTTATCTGTATATACTGCGGTATATTGTCCTAGTCTATCTTTTTTCTCTACTAAAAATTTTAACTTATCTTCTTCTACCTCAAACAAAACATCTTTATCCGTTGAGTATAACATTTTTCCTGGCATTGATCCTATTTTATGATTGTCCATTAAATTTACTGCAATACTAAAACTATAATCATTTCTATATACTCTTTGGCTTAATTGATACACGTTTGCATAATGTACCCATTCCTGTCTAATATGTTCTATTAATTCAAAGAATGTTTTAGTAAAGTATGTCTTTTTAAATACTACGCAAGTGGCCCAATAAAAGTCTATACTAGTGTCACTTATTCTTTTGAATTCTGTAAAGTCTCTGTGCAAAGTAATATCTGTACTGTCTTTATATAATAACAAATCATGTTCAGTATCAAATACATTTTTAAATAAATCGTTACAAATAATATAATCTGTATCCATCATTAAAGTTACATCATATGGTGTAAGTTTGTATGCCTGTGGTCTAAGATCATTGTTAAATTCTAATTTCTTATGACTTAAAGCACCATCATTGTAACGTTTACTAAAATTGTTTTTACTTTTCTTTTCTATGATTTGGTCAAAGACTTCATATGGATAATAATCAGTTACACGTTTCTTATCGCTTGTCACTAAACTGACTGGTACTTTTAAATGTTTGTTAATCTTCTTTGCTAGATAACAGGCCTGCTTAACATAATCAATCTGGCTATTGTTATTTGCAAATAATAGTACACCTTTACTCATCGTCCTCTATGCCCTTTAGTTGATTCTTTCTGTGTTCCATCCAACTTATAGCAGTATGAATATGTCCGGTGTCTGTTTCTTGTAATTGACTTTTTGCGTATTCAATTTCCTGTTCTATGAAATTTAACTTGATTAAATTTCCAGGAAAGTCTTTGTGTTTACTCTTTTGTTTCTGTTTCAACATCTACAATATCCGGTATTGATCTTTTGCTTGTAATTTTTTTATATTCTGCAAGGTACTCATTGGTAGCAACAAAATACTTGTTTAAAATTTCTTCTCTAAAATCATCTATATATTCTATATCAATTGGAACGTCATTGTCATCAATTAAAATAAAACTTGTTTGTCCATTACCAATTAATGTTTGACAGAAGTTTATTAACTCTTTGGTAATAGTAAACTGTCCACCTTTGGTAAAATAAATTGTTTGTTCAGCAAACCGTTCTTTTGCCATTTTAATTTGGTTATTAAGAGTGGTGCTGTAATTTGCGAATTCTAATGCTTTTTGTAACTTTTCATCCATAGTGATAACCTCACTACTATTTAAGCATTATTTTTGGGGGACTATTGAAGTGTGGTTACGTTAGCACCAGTTGGTGCCGCCACTGCTACATCACTACCATGTGGTTTAAGTGAAACTACTGATGATGCTACATCGCCATTAATATCTTCATCTTGAGGATCGATAGCACCGTCATTGTTTGTATCATCACCTAGGTCATCATCTCTAAATTGAATTCTAACTTGGATTGCTGATGTATTATTTTCTTTTACGTGAATATTGTAATCGTTTTCTGCATACACGCCACTACCATCTTTTTGGAATACTTTTTGGTATGTTCCTGTAAGTTCATAATTACCAATTGAAGAACCTGTTCCAGGTACGCCACCATTTGAACTAGTAGCATGAGCGGCAAAACTTACTGTTCCCATTGAACTTAATAATGTGTTCCAGTCATTGTATTTTGCTCCACTACCGTTTGTAATGTCTGCTGTAAATAACAATTTACCACCTGCATTGAAAAAGTGTCTACGTGCATCTGCACTTGTAAATGTTGCTGTAAACTCGTGTGTAATAGTACCGTTCCATGTATTTGTTCTTGTTGAACTTACTAATGGAACTTGATCTGATTGACTTGTATCACCTGTGTAAATGCTTAACTTACCTGTGTTAATTAGAATAGCAAGATCTTCGTATTGCTTAATTCCTTTACCACCGGCAACATCATCTTCTTTTATTTCATTACCAACTGTAATTGATGCAAGTGTGTTTGGCGTAGTACCAGTTTGGTGTCTACGTGCTTTAATCATATCAGTGTAAAGGTTAGCCATATGTGATGCTTGTATCACTGTACCTTGTGCAACTTGACTACTTGCTAAAGATTGTCCATAGCCTGAATCGCCTGAACCGTTACCCATGATACCGTCTACTGAACTTTGTAGTGTGTTATACCTTGAGGCTGTGATTAATGCCATTTACTTTACTTCCTTATATTTTTATAAAAACTTCTACTAATTTTTCTTCGAATCTTTCGTTAGCCTCTAAAGCAATACCTACCATATCTCCTTCTGGAGCCTTTTGAGCAGTACCGTTAGCACCAACATAAAGTTTATCACCCTTTTCAACAGGACCCATTACTCTCAATGGTGTTCTACCTACTAGTGCGATTGCTTGTCCTTCAGCATCTGAATTTAAAACAACACCTGGTTTGTTAGAAATAATACCGCATGGTACTTCTGTCATTGCACATGATGTCATTTCGCCTTCGCCGCCAACTGTCATAATAGTACCTACTGGGTACTGTGTGTCAGTTACATATTTCTCAGCCAAGTCAGCATAGTTTGCCTTTAAAGCAGTACCTTGGAAGTTAGTTGCATAAATGTCACCGCTTCCATCTCTTACTGCGACAGTATCGTTTGATGCCGCTGTTGAAGCCGTTCTATTTGCTGTTCCACTACCTACTGGAACTTCCATTGCACTTGCTACCGTTGCCTTACCGTTAAACTCATTAGCATACATAATATTCCATTTCAATGCACTCGAACCAACGTTAAACGTTGCTGAAGCACTTGGAAGAATACCATCTGCTGTTATGTTTAATGGCTCTTTAACTTGAGCACTTGCATTATCAACTTTGAATTTAATAATCTGTCCAATGTCATTTTGAATAACACCTTGATTATCATTTTCAATTTTAATTGCTAAATCGTTTGAATCACCAACTGTAAAACCTGCATCAGCAAATCTTACTATTGTACTAAAGTTTGCTACTGAACCTCTTACATAATCAGAAGCCGCAAATCCACCTAACTTATCTGTGTTAGAAGATGTACCGTAGTATCTGTGAGCAGTTGATGTTACACCGCCTGTTGCGTTTGTTGTATTTTTTAAAGTAAGTCCTGCACGTACTACATCGAAACCTGTTATGGCATTATTGGAGTCTGTTGAATCGATTGTAAATTCTACTGCACTTACTATGAATACTGTTTCATCAGCAATGATACCCTTCATCACTGTTCTGTTTACCTGTGCGTTGTCACGTACAGTTGCAGTTAACATTTGAGTAACTGTAGAACCTTGTGATTGTGGACCTATTAATATAAAGCCTGATCCTGTGTTTGCGTATAGTTGACTGTTGCCACTATCCCACCAAAAGTCACCAGTTGTAAGTCCTGAAGGTTGAGTAGTGCTTACTTCTGCACCACCTGTTGTTCTGAATTTTGTACCATCGTAAAATTTTAGTTTACTTGCGCCGCTATCAAACCACATTTGACCGGCGATTGCTTTAGCCGGCTGGTTTGCACTAGCGAAATTCTCAAGCAAATGCACGAAATTTTCGTTTTGTATCTCTCCATAACCAGCATAATTTTTACCAACAAGTTTTAGATCAGTAGTTTGATCGATAGTACCGTCTTCTACTACTGCTATCTGCGTCCCGTTAGTTTTATTAATTATGTATGCCATAGTTATAACCCCTCTATTGTATATATTTATCTTTAAACACTAGAACTACCGTTTACGGGTCCAGTCCAAACACCGCCTGTAATGGTACATATCTTAACAGATCTTGCTAAAGATAGTACAACACTACCAACTGCTTGGCTAAATGTAAAGTCTGATACAACAGATTGGTTCTCATTTCCTGTTACAGGTACCCTTGATACAGTTGCTGAACTTCCAGTATAAGTGTTACCGTTTGAAGCGGTATCTAAGTTAATTTCTATTGTTTGTGCGTCAACTATGTTTGAAATAGTATGTGTACCATTTAAAGCAGTTAAACCAGTAGCACCAGTAATTGTTACTGATTGTCCACCTTCGTATCCATGTGTTCCGCCAAGTGTTAATCTTGTATTTGCTTGTTTTACAACACTTACCACAGTTTGTGGTGATGCTGTAATTGTTTTATCTACTGATGTTGTAGTTTTACTTAATGCATTATTAAGTGTAGATGCTGAGAATGTTGCAGTTGCACCAGTAGTACTTGTACAATGTAAGTAAGCCTGTGTACCTTCTTTTTTAGTACTTGCAGGAACAATATCCTCAACTACTAATAATATCTGTGCATCTGTTAATCCAGTAATATCAATACTAAATGAAACTCTTTCTCCGTTTACAGTATCATCAACATAACTTTTACTTGCGGCGTCTGTTGCCTGTGAAGGAGTAGGTAAGCCTCTGATAGTTTGACTATTAGTAATTGTAATAGGACCATCACTTGTAAATGATAATGGATTACCGCTTCCTGTAGTAATTGTTGTGCCATCAATGGTTGTGTTATCAACAGTTAAACTTGTAAGTGTTCCAACATTTGTAAGGTCTGGTGCTGATTGAATATGTTTCATAGTTGGAGTTGATCCAACCTGTGTTATCATTTCATTACCGTTAAACTTGTAACCTTTTGTAGAGTCGTAATTTACGTTTGCTGTCCAACTGTTTGTTGCATTTTTCCATAAAAATTCTTTATCATCTGGTGTTGCTCTAATTAATATACCACCGTCGTCAACTTGTGAATCAGTAAGCAGTGTACTATCAGAACCTAAAGCAAGTTCAATATTTTTGTCAACAATTTTTAAAGTTTGCGATTCAACTGAAATAGTGTTACCTAAAACTGTTAGGTCACCGCTGATTCGTGTACTTCCGTTAATGTCTAAAGTTGCTATTGGATTTGTTTTAAATATACCTATTTTAGATTCACTTGAATCTATGTGTATTGCATTTTCAAATCCTGTTGTCTTCCTTGTCTTAACAAAAATATCTCTATCAGCAACATTATTTTGTATAACTGATTGTTGTGCATCTATTAAAATTTGTATATTGTTTTCTGGTCCTACAATAATACCTGAATTATTAATTGTTGTTATTGAACCATTTGAAGTTGCGTTTGCATCAGTAGGCATAAACTGAGATGCATTTTTCTTAATACCTTGTGCGTTAACAATAGTATCTGCCGCTGTTGCTGTACCATGTACTTTAAAATCACTTTCAACTAATGTAAATCCTTTTTGTAAAATACCTGTAAGTCCTGTTATTTCAAATCCTGCCTTAGGAGTAAAAGCAACATTATTGTACACACCAACAAGTGTTCCGCCTAAGAAAAACTTAATAATAACTCTATCTAAGTTTTGTGAATCTTGTAAAGTTTCAACTTTGAATCCTGATCTTTTTTGTGTGCTTGTATAAATTGGTCCTGCTAATTCTAAATCCGAACCATCATAAAAATAAAGTTGATTATTTAAATTATCAATCCAAATGTCTCCTGCAACCATAGTAGGCTGTGATGAACTTACAATAGGACCGCCAGCACTTGTAAATGCTGTTCCATTCCATATCTTTAATCTTGATTCTGATTTATCCCACCACAGTTGACCTGTTAAAGGATTGCTCGGTGCCGCAGTATTGGCAAAGTTTTCAAGCATCTTAACAAAATTTTCATTAATGCTTTCCCCAAAGCCTGAATAGTTTCTACCAATTAATGTAATGTCAGTTGTAGCAGTATCAATACTTCCGTCTACCAGTTGAACTAATAGTGTGCCGTCTGTTTTATTAATTTGATATGCCATTAAACTGCTCCTGACCCTTCCGGATTACCTGTGTACATTAAGTAATTCATAGTTAAGTATGGATTCATTACGTCTTGTGGTTGTCCTACTGCTGTTGATGAAACTAATCCACCTGACCTAGGATATGCCTGACCGGCATTTGTTCCTGTAGGTGCATCGTAAACTATTACTGAAGATCCTTGTCCTATACTGTTCGCAGGATTACCATCTCTAATTGCATAAAATTGATAATTTTCTTCAGATTTAAAATCGTGTTCATGATCTGGTAACTTGTCTATGCTAATAACTTTAGTTTCGCCACCTGCAAATAAACCTTCGCTATCTGCTGATGTACTTTGTACTCTATTTGCACTTGTACCACCCATGTTATCTTTACCTAATGGAAATCTACCTCTCATATCTGGTAAAGCAAATTTACCAGCAGTTGTTTCACTCTGTGCTTTGTAAGTATAACCTATTAGTGTGAATAATTCACTGTATGATGAAATAAACAGTTCTCTACCATCACATAATTGCCAAGCAGTTAAGCCTGATGGAATTTTTGCTTCTGGTACTGCGTACGGTACTACCATTCCTAATGGATTAACTGGTAGTGCATTAAATAAATTGTTTCTTGATATCTTTCTAACACCTGTACCATTACCATCTATGTCAGTAACTCTTGTAATTAAAAACTCGTCATCAAATTGTGATGCGTTTACTACTGGCTTGTTAGATATAAAAGCAGGATCTATTGAAGTTTGAAAAACTTTTTGTAAAGTAGTTTCACCTGTGTCTGCAAATTGCCCGTCAAACTGAATATCAGCGGCACTTACATCACCTTGGACTTTAAAAGTTGTTCTACTTGCAAGTTTTTCTGTTGATCCTGATCTACCAGAAACTGTTCCTGTAACGTTTCCTGTTAATTCACCAAAAATATTTGTTGCGTGTACTGATGCAAATTTATTTGCTGAAGTTCCAATGTTTTTATTATTAATAACTTGCGGAATAATGTCACCTGTTGTAACACTACCAGCAACATTTAAAGCCTCGCCTATGTAAACGCTTTTTGCAACACCAACACCACCAGCAGTTACTATTGAACCTGTACCTGTGTTAGATGATTGTGTAATGTTTGTATTTGTTATTACACCTGTTGCTCTTAATGTTCCTGCAATATCAACTGTTGCGGCAGGACTTAATGTTCCTATACCTACTTGTCCAGTTGAATCTATTCTTAATCTTGTTGCAATACTTCCAGTGTCATTTGTTTTGAAGTCAATTGGTGATCCTGAAGTTTGTTGTGAAATAGTACCAGCGGTATTTTCAATACCAATACTTAATTTTGCATCACTTCCGATTATTATACCTGAGTTTGTGTTTACATTAAGTTTTGATGTTGCTGTTGACTCTTGATCTGATCTTAGAAAACTAGCAGAACTAACTTTAGTAGTTCCTACCATTAAGTTATCTGCCGAGTCGGCTGTTCCGTAAAATTTAGGAACACCATTACTGTTTAGATTTGCAGTTGATAAGTTTATTCCAACTTTTACTGGATTGTCTATACCGTTTAATTTTTGTTTTGGTGAAAATTGATTAGCACTAATTACCGCTATTAGGTTTCCACCTGATTCCATTTTAAGAATTGTGTAATTAATATCATCGTTTCCTACAACTACTTCTGGTTTAATACCTGCGGCTAAACCTTGACTAAATTCTGGACCTACTAATACCCAACCGGAACCTGTAAACAAATATAATTGTTGGTTATCAGTGTCAACCCAAAGGTCTCCTGTATTGCTATTTGCTACACTTGGTGCACTTGAGGCACGTTTTATTCCGCCTGCTTCTTGCCAACTTGTTCCATCATAAACTTTTAATGTATCTGTTCCTGCTGTACTGTCATACCATAACTGTCCTTCGATAGGACTTGTAGGAGCAGTATCGTTTGCAAAGTTTTCCAACATTCGCAAAAAGTTTTGTCCTATTTGTGTACCGTACTCCGTTGTATTTTTACCAGGTATGCTTAAACTGGTTGTGTTATCGATAGTAGAGTCTTCGATTACTATACTACCTTTAGTGGAGTCAGTATAATTTATGGTATATGCCATTTATTACCCCTCGTTAAATCCAGTTAAACTTTGTACTCTCAGTGTATAATCTATTTGGATTAATCTGTTTAAACTCTTTTGCACAGGATGGAATATAACGTGTGTCAAAAGTTTTCCTGTTCCTGCTGGTGAATAACTTACAAGGCCTAATTCATCGAATACAAAATTACTTGCTGTATTTTGTGCAGTATCATTTGCATCTTGCCCTGATGGTTCACCGTAATCTAATATAGTACTAACTAATATGTCAGTATAATTTGTTCCTGTTACGTGTCTTGTTTCAATCTTGTTTCTATTTGGATCAGTATTGTTTGCACTCTGATCATCAACAACTTTAATATATGTCTGGTTGTAAAGACTTGCATTAACACCTGTGCTATTTGGAGTCAAGTAAGTAATAATGCCTGTAGGATCAACACTAGTACCACCGTTTCCAAATGCCATTTGATATACAAAGCCTTGTCCAGCATTAGATAGTGATTCTGCTAAAGCAATACTCATGTTTTCATAGTGTATTGCGTTGCGTTTATTAATAATAGTTTCGCCAGAGTCTTTGTCAAAGATATGTATATGTCCTTGAACACTAAACCCGGATTTGTCAAATATGTTGTCTGTCATTTTATCTTTCCTACATTGTATTTATTAGTTTGGCAATTTCACTTCCTTTGCACGAATGAACTGAGCCACTGGATTTTGGGATCTACCCAAACTCTTTGTGCTTGTACTGTCTACAATATCGTTCCAAAGTTGTCCTTGCTTACGAATCACTGTTAATTTCTCTCCATCTGCCAGTGAATATACATAAATTTTAGTGCTATTTGTACTAGAGTCATATTGTACTCTAAATCCATCACGTTCTAGTCCCCAAGTTTGAGGATAATTTGGTAATGTTACTGTAATATCACCATCTGGACTATCCATTCCAGTAGTTGGGTGGAATATGTCCTTAACTGCACTGCCGCCTGTGTTTAGGTATCCTTTGGTTAAACGTTGTCCACCTAAGAATACTTCCATTTCGTTGCGACTTGCTGGATTCCAATCCAACGTATATTCTCTTTCCACATAATTTCCACTAACAAGACTGTTTGTAGTAGTAAAGTTCTGTACTAATAATTTATCTTGATATGGTATGGTCTCGTCTATACCCTGGTTGAACAATTCATCACCTTTTTTATGTAATTCTTTTACTCCAGTACCTAATGTACCGCGTCTAAGTTGTCTTAATTTGTTACCAGACTTAACAAAATACTCAATACGTTCAGCATTTATGAAGATAATACCTGGAATATTGTTTGTTATATCTGGAGTTGGTAAGTTAGTAGCGTCATCTACTTCAAGTTCTTTATCAAATACACCTAAGTCTTTAGCAAGTCTGTAAGAGTTACTATCACCCAAACGTTTGTAAACTGTTCTATTCAACATATCTTTGAATAATCTATATCCGAACTTGCCAGTGATAGGTCCTTCTGTTGCAAATTCAATTATTTCTACAACATCATTGTCCGCAAATGGATTAAGTGTTCTAATAAATTTATTATCGTTTGTTAATGTGTAGTCAACATTAGGTGTTTGTACTTTACCATTTACAACTAACCAAACAAATTCAGTATCGTATGCTTGTTTTCTTAATTTAATCAAGCCATTGCGTAACTGTTTGTATTCTAAATCATCTTTAGAGCCAACATTCAAAGTAGATCTTGACACAATATCAAAGTTTGTTCTTTCTATTGCTTGGATATCATGTTTACTAAAGTGTGTTACAACAACTTTTGTATCTATTGCAGGCAGAGTTGACAATGTTAGTTGGTTGCCATTGATAGTATATTGACCATCTGTCTTAACAAATATTTCTAATATGTCACCAACGTTTGCAACATTTTCAAATATTTCAATACTTGTATTTGCAGGTTTAAAGATAAAGTCTGAAGTATAAGTTAGAGCAACACCATTCAAGTAGACATCTATATCTGTAGCACCTAAAGTACCTCCTGGTTGTTGCCAGTTCTTTAATTGATATTCAAACTTATTTGACTCCACTGTAAACTGTTCATTGTATCCTGCATTTAATACTTTTCTATCATTTGCATTTGTAAACGTTTCTACAATTACGTTATGTGTGCTAGGTAATGAACTGAATGGCGTTACACTCATTGTATATACTTGAGTGCTTCCATCTGCTGTAAATGTATCTTTTTTAATTTCAGAAAATACTTTACTTTCACTTGCATAAATCATATAATCTATAACAGCACCTACTGCCGGAGGAGCACCAAATGTAATTGCAACTTTATTAGTTGTATCATATGTGCTGTCGGTAGTTTCTATTACGTAATCTACTATTTGTCCATCTACTGTAACAAAAGATGTTAAACCTGTTTGCCAATTAACCTGTGTTACATATTGTAATGTACTTCCATCACCAGTAAACTGATCCATATCAAGTATCTTTTCACCATTACCACTCATTGTAATAATATTAATTCTATCATTCAGAGATAAACTTGGTATTGTAATTTTCTTTGTTCTAAAGTTTACAGTATAAGCACTTGGGCCAAGTATAACATTGTTTTTCTTAACAAATATTCCTTCTTTACTTTGAGGATAAACACCAAAGTCAAATACTCCTGTTCCTGCTGTGTCTACATCATATGATCTAGTATCAACGATACTACCACCTTCGCCTATTCTGTCATAAACTTTTATGTCAAGAGTGTCAAGAACTTGTCCTTGAACTAATTCTTCTGGGCCGCCACTTGACGTAGGTGTAACAAACCCGTCACCGTCTACAACAATGTCCTCTGCATTAAGTCCTGTTGCAGTACCATAATTTAAATTACCGCCACTTAATGCTGTATCATATGCTCTTGGATCAGGAATAAACGAACCATCACTTGTAGTTTTTCTGAGTACAATTACATCATTGTCTGCTGTTGGTACAACTTGTTCGTCTATGACAACTAGGTTTGTATATGTCTGGTCGTCTGTAAGTGCGATTCCTGTTTGACCTGCACCTGTAATACTTGTAATCTTTGCATTTACATTTGTTTGATTTGCAGTTCCAAAGTTTGGATCATCTATTCTTACATTATTTTTATATACATTATAAACAATACCTGTTTCAAGAGGTTTTTTAAATGTAAACACCTTTGTACTATTATCTATTCTAAATACTTCATCTTCATATGTAGTATCATAAGTGTCAAAAGCAGATGTATAGTACGGATCACTTGACCAACCAGTTCCGCCGCCAAAGTCAAAACTCTTAACTTGAACTCCACCATAGTCAATACCTTTCATTAGTTGATCAAATAACTTATCAGGCATACCTGCGATTGGTTCGTACAAGAAGTGTACTCTATCTGCATAAGTTAAGAATGCATTATCTACTTGATATCTTACTCTTAATGTCGTATTGTTTGCAGGTGGAGTATCAAATGTAATTCTACCTCTTTGTCTACTTCTTCCTAAAGCAATATCTTCTTCATTGCTTGGCGTATAACTTGTTTGTAATACTTCTGTCCAAACATTCAATGGATTATTATTGTCTTTGATTAAAATTCTATAATGTTCTTTGTCAAGTGTAATAGGAAATTTCAAATTAAACTGGAATTGTGATCCTGTACCACTAAAGTCTTGTTCTAGTTCTCTACCTGGAATAGTAGTTGCAACCTGTAATGGTCCGCCTTGGATAGCACTAGCACCTGTTGAATATGCTACATCAAATTTACCAAACACTAGATCGTCAGTTGTTCTATCAAATTTAATTACATTTTTAAACTGTCTAGTTTTACCTTTTCCTATTTGTGCAGATGCACTTGCTTCTACACCACTTGAAGAAACCGTGCCATCTAATTTAATTGTAGGTGCACTCTTATATCCACTACCACCATTTGTAACTTTAATTGATGTAACTTTTCCGCCACCAACGTATGCAATAGCAGTTGCGCCTGTTCCGCCACCGCCTGTAATTCTTACTACTGGTGCAATAGTATAACCTGAACCAGCATTTGATACAGCAATTTTTTCTATTTCAAATCCTGCATTGTCTAACCAATGTTTACTTGGATATACACTTGTTTGTGCATTTGTACTAAAGAATTCATTATCTGTTACTGTAATTTCTTGTGGTACAATTTTACCTTCTGTATCTAAGTAGTATTGAGGTAGATCAAAGTCAGTTACAGTTGTACCAGTAGTATCTATTTTTTCATAGTTACTAATAAATTCTCTAATTTTAGTTTTGTAAGGTTTAACTTCTTCTGCATATTGTTGGTAACTAGGTAAGTTATCATTATTATATGTAATGTCTTGACGTAATTCACCAACGTTGTGTTGTGCTTTTATAAATGAAGTTTTAAATAACCAATCCACAAATGGTTGTTCTGACAGTAAGTAACGTATGCTTGTAAAGAATAACTTGTTATATTCTGTTTCTAATTCATCTACAAACAAATGATCTCTTAAAGTTTCTAAAATTATACGTGTTTCTTTTGCAGGCTGTAAGTCATATCTATTTTCATCATAACTTATTCCATCAAATCCTACTTCGCTGTTAGCATAATCATATAAAGCATTTGTAAATTGTATAGTTGCATTCTGTCTACCTATTGTAGTGAAGTTAATTGTGTAATCACTTGTTACTTGACTATCTTTTTTCTTAAGCAATAACCAACCGCCTGTTCCAACAGTATTGATTTTAACAATGTCTCCTATGTCTGCTTCTAAACTTCCTAACTCATAACTTTGTCCAACAGTATGATCAATTCCTGTTAATTCATTGTAACCTGTTGCATACCAATCAGCATAATTCCAATATGGTCTTACATCATATTTTTGTCCTTTGGTTTTACTCCAAGGAGAAGTTGCGCCTACATATTCGTATATTGACCATCTATTGTTATAATTTTCATCTGCTGAAACTAACACTGAATATTTTCTAACCTGTAAACTAGTTGCATCTGTATAACCATTACCTTGTTTAGTAACTGTTGCACCTGTAACTGCCCCAATGGCGTTTATTGTAAGTTTTATTTCAGCACCAGAACCTTGTGGATCTGTTATTGCTACTCTAGGTGCAGTGGTATATCCTCTACCTGCTTCATCTACTAATACATCAGTTATTCTTCCGTTTACAATGATAGGATTTAAAGTAGCCTGAGTTTTCTTTGTAACATTTACTAATAATAATTCTGCATAAGTGTTTACAGTTTTATCATAGTATCCTTCCGCACTTGCAGGAGCACCTTCATATTTCGATAAAGAAGTTAGATTGAAATCATCAACCATAACTTTTTCTTTTAGTGTTCTGTTTACACGTTCTATAACTTGTTTGATTGCTTCAACTCTGTTAACAAACATACTTTGTCTTGGAGTATTAAGAATACCATACATTTCTTTTGGACTTGCTAATGGATCTGGAACTATTCTCTCTTGTTCATCAAATCCTATTAAACTATCAAACCATTTTCTTTCAATATCTTTGTTTGGTTTACTTGCCGCGTAACTGTCTGTCAATAGTTGATACTGATTGTGAATATTGATATTTTGATTATCGATAGTCCAGTATCTAAAATTAATTGCAACATCTTTTCCTTCAATTAAACTTTCGCAATTATGAATTGAAAATTTATTGTTACCTAATAAGTTTACAAATTTATATCCTTGTTTTTCAGGAGAGTCAATAAATGCTTGTACATCAAATGCACTTATAGTTCTGCTTGGAATATTTGGTGTTGTCTTTTTGTTCTTTACCCAGTAATAATAGTAATTTGTAAATGTACCTGTGTTTTTGTTGTAAATTCTTTTTATTGAATACGCATTATCCCCGTACTTACTTGTACCGCTTATACCTAAAGCAAGTGCTGATTCAGTATCTGTTTGTGCGTCCCATTCGCTTGGAAGTAAACTACTTTCTACCCATTCGTAAATATCTACACTAGTACCAGTAAACTTTTTATTAAATCTATTTGATACATTAATAATACCTCCTGAGTAAGGATCAAGGAATCTAACTGCTCCTATATCCCACCATAGTTTACCAACCAAGTCATCTGCATTAAAGTTAGTTGTATCTACAAAACCTGCAGTACCATTTGAGTAGATAGCAGGATCATAATCAACTTTAAAATAAAGTTCCTGCTCAGCCGGACCAGCAATCTTACCCTGTATTGGATCTATGTAATCTAAATATGTTATAAACTTTTTAGTCTTTGTGTTATATAAGAATGAACCTTTTAACTTTTTAAGATCCACCTGATCAGTTGCAACTCTGTGTTTTGTCCATATGTTAGTAGTAGCAGGCAATCTATAGTCTAAAACTCTGCCTAGAACTGACGCATCAGTATTTTTTAGTTTAGGTAGTCCAATATAAATGTGGTTGTTTTGTATGTGTAAGTTTTCACCAAAGAACGATATGCTCTTACCAGTGATAGTTGAATCAAAGTCTAAATTATCAAAGTCTAATGATTGACCAAATAATAAAGTATCATTAATTCTTTCATATACAAGTATTTCTCCTGTATTAGAAAACGTTGTTGTGAAGTTTGTTAAGTTGTTATCAAATGATGTTATAGGAGATGCGTTTCCTACTTTACTACCATCAAAGGTTGTAGTATCTTGTACATCGCCGCCACTTGAATTTACAACAAGTCTATTACCATCAAACTCTACTTTAGTACCAAATCTTTCATTAATTAAATCGCCAGGACCTCTTATAGTTTGATTTAACACAAACGTTCCGTTATTATTTTTATAGATGTAAACACAACCACCGTTGTTTACAGTAACACTATTGTAAGGTGCACCTACGGCAACAAGTTTTCCATCATTGCTTACTGCTACTGATTCTGCAAATTGTTCATCAACATACTCAGCACTAATCAGTTGATCATATTGGTATCTGCCTTGGTTAAGTCTATAAATTGCAATCTTTGGACTTGATAAACTACTATCAATTTGGTCGCCATATTTTAAAGTACTTGCTAGAACGTTTCCATCACTGCTTACACTAATAGTGCCACCGAAACTTAAAATGTTAGTTTGATTAATTGCACTATCGCCGCCGGCAATAGTAAAGCCACTATCATTTGGTACGTAACCTACTAGATCTATTTCTTCAGTTTGTAATGTCCATAGACTTGAATTAAATGCACTAGGTACAATATTTGTTTTTGCTTTGTACAAATTGTTATTCCATATAACAATATTTCCTGTGTAATAACTGTAATTAGAATTCCAAGGACCTTTGTAGTTTGTGTCTGCACCAAGTTGCCAATTATCTGTTCCTGCTGGATTATCTATAAAATGTATTCTACCTGGTTCAGCAAAAGTATTATTTCCTTTTTCAGTAATAATTGCAGTATAACCTGATGTATTTTTAACAATTTTAATTTTGTTTCCTAAATGCTTAAAGTTATTTGCATCTGGAAGTGTGTATGCATTTAGTAATGTGTAATATCCACTTGCATTCTTTTTATAGATTGCATAGTAACCTTCTTTATTATAACCTACAAATGTTGCCGCAGGTTCAACAGGAATGTTATAAACCCTTTGCCATTCATTGTTAACATCAGTTGGTGGATTACTATCACTAGCAATACCTTGTATAATTTTTTGTTTGTATAACCAATATTCTAAGTCCACTAACTTATCATTTGAACCTGGTGTAATATTACTTCCATAATCAAATACAAGTAGTTTGCCTGCGTTGGCATTGTCGGCGTGTCTTTCAGTTATACTACCCATATCAAGTATTTGATCAGCGCCGCCACCTAATGGAGTATAAGTTGTAATTTCTATAATCTCTGTATCATTTTGCGTTGAACCTATTTTAAAGTCACCGCTTTTGTTTTTGAAGTAAACTCTTGCCTCTGCAATTGAATCTTGTTTTACATAAGCAACCGTGGCTGTTGTGCCTGTAGTTTTTCCTCTAATAGTATCTCCTACGACAGGAAAGAAAGGATTACCGTAATTAGGATTATAATTAGGATCACTAGGATTATTGTTACCAACTGTATCAAAGTTTGTAAATGCTATTTCTAAATATCCGTCCCATTTGTCACTTACTGTAAATTCTGTGTAATTAAGTGTTGCCCAATCAAGTGCAATAGCACTAGGATTTTGTATTGTTCCATTAGTAAGTGGAATGCTGTTTAACCATAAACTAAATTTATCACTAGTATTAAGACTATCACTAAATGTTTTACTTGCTCTAATCATTACTCTGTTGTCAACTACTGCACCAGTGGCGCCTGTATGACTAACTGTTTCTAAATGACTGCTCTTCGTATTAGCCGTTGCAACATCAACTGCTTTGTTATCTAATATATTTGTATAGATATCTGGAGTTCTTGATTCATTTAGTTTAATAATATCTTTAATTACTAGACCAAAGTATTTTTCTTCATTGGTTGTAGGAGTAATTGTTGATCCTATTTGTACTTTCCACCAACCATCGTAATATGCATGATTTTCAACAATAGGTAAAGTGTAAGCACCAATTAAGATATTTCCAAAATATAAATCACCGGAAGTTGCAAAAGTACCATTAACATCATTAACATAAATTACAGATTCGTTATCTGCGTTTGTAAATGTGTAAACGACTTTACCTCTAGCATCGCTAGTTTCAATTATATCTCCAATGCTAACCCCTGATTGTGTGCTTGGCACTAATAAAATTTGATCAACCTTTTCATTGATAGTATGAGTACCTGTAAAGAACGCGGCATTTAAAGTCGAATCGTTATTAAAAGGATCTCTTCCGCTTGGATATCTAGTAGTCAATCTATTCCATTTTGTATGTAATACATCACCTATTTGCGTTCCTCTGTATTGATTCTTTGGTGCTCTAATTAAAATATGATCTGTTGACTGATTTACTAATCCGTAATTACCTGTAACAATATGTTTTATGTCAATGTAAGTTCCTGCTGTGTTGGCATCCTTAATTGCTTGGTGTCCTTGTGCAGATGATCTAAATGAATTGTAATCTATGCTATCATCTTTAGGTAATATAATTGCAGTTGCTTTCCATAACTGTTCTTGCCATTTAACAATTTCACCTTTTGCATAAGTTGATGCACCGCTGAATTGTCCTTTAAATTTGTTACGAACATTTGAGGCAAACGGTGCTCCTACTATTAAGTATTCTGCATCTTCACTTAGATGTACTGCTGTTCCAAATCCACTATTAGCATCTGCGAAATATTCTGGTTCTATAATTGTTTGCGTGATTATATGATTAATATTTTCACTACCTCTGAAATAAACATGAACTTTACCTCTACCAGTTATGTCTGGCGAACCTACTGCAAGTGTTTGGTTATTTCCGTCTGCATGAACATTAGCACCAAAATTCTTTTCTATTCCTTGCGTATAATTTGTGCTATCATTGTATATGTTTTGTTTTAAGTCGTAACCGCCTGTGTTCTTTAATACTACCCATCTATTAGAATCGTCATCATCTACCCAAACAGTTGATCCTACTTCTATTTCTCTTTTACCAACAAATTCATTTGCTTTGATTAAGTTAGGTAATCTAGCAAGTTCAAATTTTGTAAGAAAGCCTGTTATGTTAGTAGCATCGGCAGTAGGTGCGGTTGAAGCCTTTGCTTTAATAGTATCTAGTGATACACTTTCAACTTTGAAAAACTTCTCTTGTCCTGTTACATTTCCTATACCAACAATTTCATCTTTTACTACATTAGGTGCATTAACACATTTAATACTTGTTACTCCTGCACTATCAGTTGTTAAGTCTAATACTTTAATATTAGTTCGTGCATACTTGTAAACATTCCAAGTTTGTAAATCTTTTGCTACCCAAACATAACTGTTAACATTTACATTAGCAGGGTCTAAGTTTAATATATCATCATAATTTGTTAATGTAAAGTTTACATCATCTTCGTTAACGTATCCTGCTGTCTTTATAAAACCTTCACTAAAATAATTTGTAGGGAAAGGAGTATGTGCATATCCTTGTGGTTTTAGATAAACATCACTTGGTACTTGTCTTATAATTAAATCAGTTGCACTAGGATCTATAAAGTTAACCAACTCTACAGGTTGAGGACTTAATTTAAATTTACTTTCGTCAAGTAAAAATTCAACTTCGTCAAATCCTTGTGAGGCTCCATACTGTCCTCTTTTAAGTGCCCATTCTTCGTAAAACTCTAAACTGTCTTTGTTAGCACTACCTAATGCATCAAACATTTTTGTAAGTGCATTTGACGTTCCTTTATCTTGGATCATTCCTTGATAAAATTTGTATTGCGAAACATCGTCATTAATAATGTTTTGTATATACTGTCTTTTTTGGTAGCCAATTAAATGCTGTGCTAGACGCTGTTGTTCACTATCAAAGTTGTCAGTGTCTAAGTCATAAAAATCACTAAACTGATTTGTTTTGTATTCAAAGTTTGGTATTAATGAACTCTCTGGTTTTTTAGGTAATACATTCCAATCTTGATCTGCAAAAGTACTAGTGCCTGCGATTTTTTTATTCGCAACATAATAAAAAGTTTTATGCTGTACAATATCACCTATTGCATAATCTTTCCATTGTTCCCATTCTGTACAACTTGCACTATCATATATAAAGCCAGGTATATTCAATCCACCTGTCCATTTTTCAGTTCTATATCCTAATACTTTAATTCTCTCTTGTCTATAACCAGGTGTAATATCATAAATTATATCGTTGAATACAGTTTTATTATCAATAATTAAAACGTGTTCTCGTTGTACTAATGGAAGTTTTAAATGATATATTCCGTCTGCACTATTTTTAACTTGCAAACCAAACTCATTAAGGCTATCTCTTTTTGTACTACTGAAATTTCTTTTTAGTTTTTTACCATCTGCTTTAAGTAAACTGTAATCATAGAATGGATCAAATATATCATCAACTACCGCATACTGTCTACTAAAGTTTAATTCTTGTGCTGAAGGACTTAATGTAATAAGTGCACCTTCTTGCCAATTTTGTGTAGTCCAGAATAAAAATTCTCTAGTTGTTAAATCCCAGTTTTCAACCTGTTCTAATTCTCTATTAAATGTATCAAATGTAAATCCAATTGATGTTTGGTACTTTCCATATCCTAATAAAAAGTCTACTACATCTTGAATTGTTAACAATGTAGTACCATAAGGAAGTGTGCTTACAGTGTTTTCAAACTTAGATCTAAATATTGCAGTACGTCCACCTTTGCTAGGTAGTGCTGGTAACGGTGTCCAATTATCTTCTATGAATGCTGTTGCTGTATGAGTAACTTTTGCTCTGTAATATTTTTGTCCATTCTCAGCCAATGTACCTGCAGAATAAGTTTGACCTACTTCGAACTTAACAAAAGTTTCACTGACTGCGCCAACTGTTCTTACAGGATCAGCGGCAACTTCGAGTGGCTTGTTATATTTAAACATTGGTGCAGTATTATCATAACCTTTTATTATGTAACCGCCTTTTGCTTTTTCTACAATGACACCACTGTAACTGACTGCATCAATTGGCGAACTTGTATTAAAAATAACTTTATAGTTTTCTTCTGGAATAAAAACATTACCTTCGTTTGTAGGTGTTCTACTGTCAAGGATAAGTTTGAACTTATCTTTTTGTGTAAAGCCTCCTAGTTTACAACCTAATTTGTTTTGTAGATTAGCAATGTTTTCTTTGTAATCTGCAATCGTTGTTGTAATACTTCCATAAAGATAATCAAAGATGTAATTAACAAATCCTGCTGTTTGACTTCTTGTGGTATCAGTAGCAGTATTAGGCCATACTATATCGTCTAATGCAATTCTTTTATTTGTTGCACTATATACTAATTCTTTTGCACTATTCCTTATAGTTCTTGATCTATCAAATCCTAATCCTATTATTTTTGTAGGTTGATTTAAACACCAACTAATCATTAACGCAAATGGATATTCTGAACTTTTTCTCCAAGCACTTTCAGTAGGTGCTTCGTCGCCAAACACAAAGTTATTACTTGTTAAAGGAACAACAACGTTTTGTGCATATCCGCAATCATGAGGACTAATTAATTGTCCTTGGCTATCTACAGGAATGTTTAAATTTAAATTTTTCCTTTTGTAATTATTTCTATATACAATAGTTTTGTTAGGTTCACGCACTCTACCTTCTGTTAAGTCGTCCCATAATATTCTATTTTCATTTGTGTAAGGTGCAGGGCCATATGTAGTTTCCCACCAAGTTGGTTTAGTGTGATATCCTAATACTTCCCAAGGATGTGTATGTGGTCTATCAGTGTCTAACCATTGCTTGTAAACTGCTCTCCAATAGCCTGGTAAAGTAACACCATCTGGATTAGTCATTGCACCATAGTTCCAAGTAAACGTATCCGTGTTACTATAAAATTCACTTGTTGTATAATCTAAACTACCAACTATTTCTAACCACTGAATAAATTCAGCCATCATACCGCTGTTAATAGTATCTCTTGAAAATCCTGTATCTCTATCAAACGAACCTTTGAATTCGTGTATGTCTACAACTTCTTTATCATATGGAACTTTAATATTATTGTAAATTCTTTTTTCTAATTCTAATAATACATCGTCTCTGAAATCACCGTATGCTTTTGTAATACTTCCATCATGACCTTGTATTACATCAACTGCTGTTTGATAAGTGTTATCGCTGTATTTTTGCGGAACATAAGCAGGATATAAACCTAGTTTACTAGGTGTTTGTGGAATATAACAACCATCAGTTGTTGTGTGTTCAAATATTTCTATCTTATCACCAATAGCCAACGTGGCTGTAATTTGTGCAAAGCCTTGTGTTGTAAAAGTATAATCTGTTCCATGAACAAGTTGCTTACCATTTAGATAAACGTAAACTGCTTTATTACTTAAAGACGTTAAGTTATGTACAAAACTAATTGCATAATATTGTGCGTCGGCATCTACAACTGTGTATTCTTTTCTAGTAGTATCTGCAGACCCAAGCATATCACTAAAATAAAATGCATTATCTTTTGTTTTTTCATTATGCATTTTAGCAAGAATTTTATCAACGTGTTGTTTAGCAGGACCTTCATAACCTAATCCTTCTGCTGTTGAAATAAAATTTCTTTTGAATTTAGAATATTCATTTTTAACATACTTTAAGGCTTTTATAATATTTGCATCTTTGCTTGTCATGTGATACAAAGCAAGATTCATAGGACCTGAATGTTGTAAAAATTTAGTACCGTACTTAGATGATAATCCTAAATCTCTTAAATTATTAGTACCTGGATTTGTTCCTGAAAATCCCGGAACATTATCTACAATTGATTGTACATGATCATTTACTTCGCCTAAAGTAAATTCATTTAAATTTGCATTTTGCGGATTATTTTCTAAGTTACTAGGAAACTCATAAAATCCATTATCGTTTTTTATGGCTTCACTTGTTGTTTTGATTACTAACTTATCACCGTTATTTAATTTTGTAGTAAAAGTAATATATGCAACTCTGTTTATTCTATTAATTTGATAATCAGTAAGTTCGGTTTTTCTTTGATTGTTTACATATACTTTAGCAGTTAAATTATTTAAATCGCCACTGAAGTTATATACATCAATTGGAAAGTCATTGCGTTTTACTGATGTGTCGTACTGTCTTACAACTTCTTGAGTACTTAAAGTGTCTGCTTTTTGCCAACCTGTAACACTTGTAAACACTGTTCTATCTGTGTACTTACGTAATACACTTGTATCAGTTTTTACTGTTGTTGTAACACCACTTAAATTGTAAGTAAAACTATCATTAAGTAAGTTATAGTTGAATACTATGTCACCTGTGTTTTGTACATTTTGATATGATAATGCAAATCCTAATTCTGTGTCTGCTGTTCCTGTTCCTACTTTATAACTAAAAAGTTTTGTTCCTGTAAAGTTATTATTTGTGTAAGTTGAAAAACTATTTCCTGTTTCATCAAATAAATCAAATGTTGGTGCAAGGTTTGTACCTGTTTTATCTTGTCCTTGAATCCAAGTAGTACCGTTGTGCCAAAACATTTTACCTATATATTTTGTACCATTAGTAACTAGTACTGTTTCATTCTGTAATGGAGATGCATCAGTTTCTTCTTTAAGATTTATAAATGTACTATTTCTATGTTTTATAAATTTTACTTTAAATATTTTACCTTTAACAAAACTATCTGTGTCTGCTGTGAAAAGTATTCTCATACCTTCTACTAAATCTATTCCGTCAACGTTGTAACCAATTGAACCTTCAATGGTACTCATTACATCTGTTGTTTTTACATCAATAAGATCAACATTTGCTTTTGCTTTTGTACCAAAATTATAAAGTTTTACACCTGCTTCAAATTCAATAATAGGCCTTGTTGCTCTACCAGTCTGATCTAAAATTTCTGGAGTGCCCGTTGCTGTTGCAATTTGGCTAATAGTATCTTTGTGGAACCATCTGTTAAAACGTGACCATTGATTTCTATCTGGTGATGCTCTGTTGAAAACAATATATTCTTTTTGTGTAGGATAATTGTTTGCATTACTAAAAGGTACTCTATCAAATGATTCTGTATCAAATGGTATTTGTTTTGATTCTGTACTCGATCCTGGAATTTCTAAGTCTGCCTCATTGACTAATTGGATTTCTTCGCCTACACCTTCTACATAATATTCGTTACCTACATAAGTTGCCGGAGTAACTTCTCCGCCAAATCTAATTTTCATACCGTTTGAAAATGAAACACCCGACTCTGTAGTATATGTCTGTTTACCAATTATTTCTGCATCGACATCAATAGCAGTGTTTTCTTCAATATTATAAATGTTCATACTACCAGAAGTGTTTACATCATTTTTACTAATATAAAATAATTTTTCTGGAGCATCATCTGGTATAGTAAATTCTAATACGCCTTTTTCAACATATACAACACCGTCACTAGTTGTAACACCTTTATTATAAAGTGTACTAATATTTTTTCCTGCTTCATATCCTTCAACACCGCCAACTACAGGATTAACAAGATATCCATTTTGGTCAAAGTTTGCACTATCATAAATTTTACTATCATATATACCTGCCGCCAAAACACCCTCAACGGTTTCAGTTACAATAGCCGCACCTGGTGTAAACACTCTATTAGTTGCAAACGCAATAGGATGTCCTGGTGTATCTATAACAAACCTATATGTTTGACCTTTATAAAGTTTTAAAGTTGGATTAGCAGTTTTGCCATCTGGTGTAAAAATAAAAGCCATATTATCGCCTTGGTCTTCTACTGTTACTTTGTATGTACTAGTGATTCCTTTTGCTTGTCCTAAAACAGTTAAAGTTTGTGGACCTTCTGGTAACCAATAGTATTCTCTGTAATTGCTAAATTTGTCCCAGTCAATATGCGGATTCCAAGCATAGTATTCTTGTGAATTTAATTTACTATGGTCTGCAACATTGCCTCCAAACACTTTTGTTTGATTAATAAAGTCTTGGTAATCTTTGTAGAATGTTGTGTTACCTATATTATCATCAACTACTACTGCTGGTTCTAATTGATAGTCTTGTCTTAAATTAGAAATGTCATTAATATAACTATCTGTTGAATTAAATGCCTTGGCATTTCTTCTACCAATATATCCGTTAACTTTTTCAACTGTACCTGAACTTATTAATTGATCTAATGTAGAACTAATAAACTTTTCGTTAGCAACCGTTCTAAAATATCTAGGTAAGAACTTACTCGCTTTACGAGTTTCGTTTCCGTTTTTTCCTGTTGGTAATGGAGTTTCGTTTTGACTATTGTCGTATGCCATTAGTATCCGCTCCCACTAGATCCGCTTGATCCACTGCTACTGCTACTGCTCGATGAACTAGAACTACTAGAAGAAGTTGTGGACGAAGTTGCACTAGTGAAAGCACTACTTGAAACACCGCCTGTTGAGGTTGTAGTTGATGTTACTACTTGACCTTCAGACTTTAATCTAGTAGCAGTGATGTTGTCAATGATTTCAACATTATCAACAGTTGCACCACTTATGAATATTTCATCGGATTCTGAATTTATTTCGTATAGGCTACCAAATGATTTATTTGCTTCAACTGGTACTATTACAAATGTTAATAAATTTGGTGCTGTTTGATTCATTACGTATGTTGCCATTTCTGTGAAACTAAATTTATCTCCAAAATCCCAATTATCTAAAGCAAAAAATTGATTAATTGCTTGAATGACTTTTACTTTTAAATCATTATCATTAACAACTACTTCTGTATTTTTTACAATTTTAAATTTTGCTTGTAAACTTAAATCTGCTTTATCTCCAAATAGTACTTTATATTTTACTGGATGATAAATTACTTCATCGCTAATTGATTTAATAGCATTAATACTTTGTCCGTAACTTGTATATAATTCATCTGTGCTTGGTGCTAAAGGTTTACTAGTAAGTGTACCTGCAATATACTTCCTAAATTTAGTATCGTAAGATTTAGTTAATATATAAGTGTCAATTATATTTGTGCTACTTGGGTCAATTCTATTAGAGTCGTCAGCACTATGTACGTATTGAAACTTAATTGTTTCTCTACCTTTAAATGCTTTATAATCTGTTGACAACGCCAATGCAAGTGTAGTTGAATTTAGTACTTTAAATACGTCTTCATCAACAAGATAAAATATTGTACCATCATTGTAACTACTTCTTGTACCAACTGCGCCTTCATTTTGTTTTACTGTAATAGTATTGCTTGGTGTATATACAAAGATTTCACTTTGGTCTGTTGTTGATTGTTTCTTCATGAACACATATTTTGTTAATGGGTTTGTGTTTGTATCTACATACTCTTCGAAAATATCTGGATTGTCAACTACACCGTCGCTATCGTTATCATAAAAACTTACTTCAACTTTTTTACTATTGATGTAATTGTCTGAATCTCTATACTCTTTATTAACTTGCCATAGGAAATCTGTTGTAAAAGATCCTAAAGAATCTGGCTTTGTATTAATTGACAAAATATTAATTTTATCTTTAATTAATTTTCCTGTTCTACTATCATAAATTTTATCTGTTGAATCATAATAAAATTTAATTTCTTTATCACTTTCAAAAACATATCTAGTTGTTCTATAAGTTAATGTGTAATTAACACCGTCAGTTTGAAACAATAATAACCAACTACCATCTAATGACTGTTGTGATTCGTCACCTGTTTGTCCTTGACTAAATGTTCCTGCTGTTTTTAAGTTTTCTTGTTTAATAACTTTCCAACTTTCTGTGTTTACATCAAAACGTAAACCAAAAGTATTGTATGCAAAAATTTGATCTATTACTTGACTTTTAACTGCTGAGCCTATTGCATTTGCAAGTTTAGGTCTTACTTCACTTACTATTGCACCTGATGGAATAATATCATTTAAAACAATTGGTCCAACAGCATTTGTAACTGTTGTTCCATCTGTTGCTACACTAACAACTTTTGCCCATTTGTAAGTAACTGCTTGAGGATGATCAGCATTACCAGTCATTAAAGCATGACTGTTGTTTGCCATAAAATGTTGTCCTGCTGGTGCTGTAAATTTAATAAGTGCACCTGGTGTTATATATCTTAAAGAACTACCTGTAAATGTTCCTACCTGTAAAGCATCATCATTAACATTTTTTAAATATCCGTTTGAATTATTTGTGCTTGAATTACTTTGTACCCAAGTTGCACCTATGTCGCCTGTTACAATTTTTGCAAACTTGCTTAGGTAAAAATGATTTACATTAGTATTTTTTAGTAAAGGTGTAATAGTATTTTCTACTATACCTTCTACATCAGTTCTTGTTGTAAAGTTAAAACTTGTTACTTCGTCTTTATCTTCTTTATAAAGTACTCCATCATTTCCGTAAATGTTTGTGCTTGAATATTTTCCGGTTGCATCAATCAAATCAAAGTATCTTGATATTCCGCTTGATGTTCTGTTAACACTTTTTACTTTTATAATTTCTTGTGATATTGCTAAAGGACTTACTTGGTAATCCTCACCAGTAATCATTCTGTTTTGTGTATAGTAAGTTGCTGGTGCATTATTTTTAATGCTTTCATTTGTTTCACTAGTTGATGCATTATCAACTGTGTATTTTAATTCCATGTCGATAGTTAAAGTTTCACCTACACCGTTTCTACTTGTATAAGGAATAGTAACTGTAATACCAATCATGTCATCTGGTTGTATTGCAAAACTTCTGTTTTGAGAAGTTCTATAATAAACTCTAAAATTACCTTGTGGTAAATTACCAAATGTACCGTCAGCAAAAATTAAACTAATTCTATCTTCAACTCTACTTAATACACTATAAATATTTTTTATTCTTTTGCTTACACTATTGTAGATTACATTATTTCCTTCAACTGCATCTACCTTAGTCCATAATTGACTCTCAGCACCGTTATTATCTAATCTGTACAACCATACATCACTATCATTTACATTTGTTGCATCAAGTTGAACTGTTTGATTGCTACCTGGATTTGTAATAGAAAATTGTCCTTGATCTAATATTCCTTGCCTAAATGAACAAAAGTAACCTGTGTTAGTACTTCCGTTACCTTTACCATCTTCTCTATATAAAAATGCTAATCTATTTCCAGGCAATGGTGCTTCTTCTGTTATGTCACCTGATCCTATGTCTGAACTTACTACTTCAAATATTGTACTCTTGCCGTCTACTGTTTTTGTAAAACTATAAACTGGAACATCTGCGTTTGTGGCATTGAATCGATACTGCTGAACAGTTATACCATTGACTGTATCTGATTTGACCGGTTTACCTATGATTCCATTATTTGGCAGAGCGGCATTAAGTATTTTTCTAAACTGTTCTTGCCAGTTAGTATTTGCAGGATCGTTCCAAACAACTGTTTGACCTGCTAGGTTTATATTATTACTATCAAATATTTCTTCAGTAGTTGCTACTGATTCAAATTTAAGTAATCCATTTGCTGGTTGATTTCGTTTTGGATTGTAAGAAAGCAAACGTGCTAGTCTTAAAACTGATTCTCTGCGTTCTGCAAGTTCTAAGTAATTTTCTCTAGCATTTAAATCAACTCTGAAAGCAATGTTTTGACCTAAGAAAGCAATAAGATCAATTAAAGCAAGATATTCACTTGATTCTATGTAATCATTAAAGTCCTCAGGATAATTAGTTCTGAGGTAATTGATCATTGTTCTACGTAAATTGTCAAAGTCGTAACTTTGAAAATCTGCGTTTCTAAAAGACTGGTAAACTCTTTTCCAGTCCTCTGCTAACAATAATCTATTTTGTCTATATGTTGTTGACATAATGCTTCCTTACTAATTGTATTTACCTGAAACCATTATCTGCGTACTTAATTCTATGATATAAATCCTGCATTTTGATCAAATGTCAAAAGCAATGATTCTGATATATTATAAGGCAAATATGTCATTGAAACATTAATTTGTAATCCACTTTCGTATTGATCTATTGTAACGTTGTTTACTGTTACCCTAGGATCGTAGTTTACAATTTGTGTAACGTTCTCTGCTATGGCTTCTTTTAATTGTTCTGTTAGTGGTTCGTATAATGCGTCCCACACTATTGTTCCAAATTCAGGATTTTCTAACTTTTCACCCTGTCTAATATGAAACATATTAATAATGTCCTGTTTGATTAGTGCAAGATCATACAAGTTAAAACTATTTGCATTAGGATCAACAGTGCTAGTACCACGGTAAGCACGACTAGTAATAGGTGGTTTGGCCCTTTTTGCTGTTTGGACTTTTACTGTTTTAATTACATCTTTTTCTTGTGTACTCATAGCAATATTTATTGTCCTTTCTTGAATGTATCAACTGTTAAGGCAACTGTTTGTGCCGGTAATTCTTCTGGTTTTTGTCTATCTGTTTTAGTATCAACAAATATAGTAGGATCCATGCTTTCATGATGTGTCCACGGTTCGTGTTGAGGTAGACGTTTGGAAAGCGAAGCGTCCGCGATAGCGGTAGCGACAGACGGATAACGTGAAGTATATCCGCTGGCGGCTTGCGGTAACTTATGTGTAGACAACGAAGTTGTAGCGGTAGCGGTAGCGGCAGTAGGGCCATTCATATGGATCTCTTTCGCAGTCTCAGTATGGTTGTCTGTGCTTAATATATCTGTAGTTGTACCTGCTGTAAACTTGTTTGCTCCTAGTGTGTTTATATCTAAATTACCAAGTGTAGTAATTGTGTTGTCAACTGCCACGTAGGCTCGTAAACTCGCCGCAGTGTCAATGTTTACATTAGAGGCGGTCTTTAAATTAAATTCTCTTCCCGCTTGAAAATTGATATCTCTGTCTGCTGTAAAGTTAAGGTCGTTTTCCGTATGCACACTTATACTATCACGTGCATATATGTCTATCTTACCATTGCTACTTAATTCTATCCAACTGGTTCCTTGGGCATTTCCTATGTATATAAGGTCTTCTGTGTTGTGTAAAAGTATTTGATGTCCTGTACGTGTACGCAACCTTACACTTTCGCCCATTGGTAATGCAACGTTTCCGTCCTTGTCTCCTGCTTCTAAATTAGCATACTCTGACTTTGTTGTACCTGCTGGTCCTTTACGTAGAAACTTATCATCACCATCGTCAAATACCAAACTGGATCCGCCCAGTCTCATTGAATGTATCTGTGCTTTTGCTCCTTTGGGTCCGTATGCTGTTTTAGGTGCTCCTGGACTCTTGTCCAAAGGTCCTGGTGTGCTTATTCCATATACCGCACTAGGTATTTCACGTCTTGAACTTGATGATGTAATACCACGTATCTCGTCTTCCAATAATCCTTGTGAACTTAATACTGTGCTTTGTGGTGATACAGGTTTAATAAACTGTGTAGGATCTGCACTGCGTCCTTTTTCCGTTAATTTATTGTATTCGGTAACTGGTAATTTTTTTGCATTGTTTAATTCATTAAATGTCGTTGCCGCATAGTTTCCTGAAGGAACTGCAAAGTTCATGTAATCATCTGGTACACAACCTATCCAATAACCTTGGTTAACTGAACCTTCAACAAACACAACCATAACACGAGTGCCAACGTCGGGTGGTACAAACCACATACCGTAACTCATCTGTGAATTTGCGTAACCTTCGTTTTTGCTGTTTGCTCTTACTGTTGTTTGTCCACCAAACAGGCTCATGTATCTTACGTGTAGGATCTGTCCTGATGCTTCTTCGTCATTGCCTGATGTTGTTGTTTTTAGGATTTCAACTTCAAGGTCACCTTTGCTTAATGGATCAAGGTGTGAAACTATTCTTGCAATGTAGACTCCATGTCTACGACTTAAACCACCGGCGTCAACTGTACGTTTTTCCTGTGCCATTACGTTAGTATCTCCCCGCCTCTTGCTTCTTGGTTAGTGTCAGTTGTTGTTGTGCCATCTGCTTTGACCTCATTACCAACTTCATCTTTTTTCTTACCTTCTTGGTATGCCTGTGTGTCTGAATCTGTTGCACTTACATTTGTAAGTTGGTTACGTCTTCGCACCATGTTAAGTGTTTGTTTAAATTGTCCACCTTGGAAAACATTTGTAACTTTTACTATTTGATACACTCCTGAAAAAGCATTTACTTTTATTGTTGACTCTGGAAATGTCATTATGCCATTTTCTCCAAAATCAACCGGTGTTCTAAAATTAACAACGCAATCAACTTCACCACTTTGATAGTTTATTGATCCGTCTGCATTTAAATTAATGGTTCCGGGTAAAGGCTCTGAATTGTAATTACCCATTCCACTGTCAGCGATAAAGTAAGGATCTCCCCATATTTCCATGTCCGCTGTAACAAGGTCTGATCCACTATCTATGATAGCATTATGGAAACGTCTAGCAACCGCCATTTCTGGAGTTTCCGGTACAGCACCCGCGGAGTCTGATTTGTTTTCAACATCTGGTAGTGACGCACCAACACCGTCTTTCAGTGTAGAATCTGTTCCGTCACTTTGCACAAAATTTGTATCTGAAACATCTTCTGCTGTTCCACTTGTTTCAATTTTGTTTGTGCCTGAATTATCTGTGTTCTTGGCAATACTTGTATAGAATGCAGTATTAATGTTTATATCAAATGATAATACATCTTTGTTTGCACCCGTGTATATGTAATTGTATGCTTTTACACATTGTTTTTCTAAAGTTTCTGTGCCTTTTGCCGGAGCAGTTGGTGGAGCAAATTTAGAACTATGTACCTTGTATGGAATTACTTTATATACGTAAACTCTAGGTGGTCTACCTGATTTCTTTTCTTGTTCTTTGTTTGTTACATTATATACACTTGATTCTATTTTAAACCAATCCTTAAATCCCATTTCGTCAGTAGGTGCATTTGATCCTATTTTTTGACCATAGTCACTCATTATTACCAACTCTTCTAATATTTTTTGTATTGTCATGCCTTGTGGAAATTTGATTTCCATATTCTTGCCTGGAATAATTTTAATCTTTCCTCTTTCAAAAATACCTTGTTCTTTATTGTAGGTAAATTTTGCAAGTCCAAAAGGAGCCGCGCCGGCGGCGCCGTATTCAAATCTGCCTTTGGCAATTTCACCATTGCCTATTTCATTTATATTAACTTTAGCAGTACCTCTGCTTTTAATCCCTTCGGATACCTTACTACGTAATACAGTAAAGCCTAATTGTTTACTTAAAAACTCGTCAAAGTTTGCAGGTACTTCGCCTTCTTGTCCTGTAATTGATTGCCATGCTTCTTGTGTGGTTACTTTAGGTGCCGTGCCTGCACTACTACCATCATTGGAAACTGTTGCACTATTTTGAGATGCTGAATCATTTGTCCCTACACTATTTTTATTACTTGCAAAACTTCCTGCTGTCGGAAATAAAATTACATACTCATCTGGCTCAACTACATCGCCTTTTTCTTTTTGTTCAAGCAAGTGTGTGTTTAAAACTGTTGCAATACTCTTAGCACCACTTTGACAAAGTTCTTCAAGATTGTTTCCTGATACCTGTATGTCAATTGGTAATTGTTGTACTTGGTCACTGAATGCTACATCATTCCACGGAACACCTTTTACATTATATACACTTCCTGATGCCTCAACACTAAATCCTGCATTGGTCCATTTAAAAGGCATAACCTTTCTCATTCCTAAACTACTATCAGGATAAATTGGATTACCGTCTGAATCCCAACCTTTGAATTCTATTATCATAACATAAGGTGCTTGTAGATAATTTTCGTGGCCGGCTTTCAATGAACATAACTGAAGTGTTTGTAAAAACAATCCCATTGAATAGGGTTCATGTACTTCAAATGAAAAACTTGTAGCCTGTGTGTTTCTACTTTTAGGGTTTGGTGCAATATATGTTTGGATTTCTAAGTTATCAATAAAATATTCTAGTTTAACACCGTTCTGTTCATAGGCTGTACGTGCAATACCTTTTACTCCACTGCTACCTCCTGTCTTAAGCAAAACGTTTTGTGGATCTTTCATCCTATATGTACTATCAGGATTATTTAATTCGTCATTTGTTAAACAACCAATGGTATAAACATAATTGTAACTAGCAAAGTCATTTAAAGGATTTTCTAAGGGTAAATCTAATCCAGGTACAATTTTTAATACTTTACTTTGTACTTCTTCTTTTTTAACAGGTGCAACTTCATCACCTTCTATTTTTTCATTTGCTGGTGTTTTGTTTGCAATATTTTTTTCTTGATTTTCAACTGTGTCAGTTGCTAATTTACTTCCGCCAACTGCAACATTGTCGCTGTTTTTAAATTCTGGATAGGTTCTGTCACTGAACTCTCCAAACATTCCAAATTCTGGATAGGTCAGCACTTCGTCATATGCACTTCCCATTTCAACTAGGATAAGATCACCTTCTACATTTTTCGTTGACCTAATGCTAGTATCAATTGGCTTTATCTTTCCAATCATCTAAATCCCCAACAGTCTTTTTAATTTGTCGCCTTTTGGTAGATATATTTCTATTCCTGATTCTAAATCAAATACCGGATCTTTTATTGAGTTCATATTCCTTTGTGCAAACACCCACCAAAGTTTTGGTGTACCATATAAGTCATAAGCAAGTAAGTCTGGTCTATGATTATACTGCGGTGCTACTTCGTATAGCACATCATCTGCTTCTGCTGGAATCGGTCTAATAGTTAAGGTATCAAGATATCCGTTACCATACCTAGTTGCTTTCCATGGACTTGTATCTTTGTAATATGCCTTTGCCATTAAATGAATCCTTTTTGTTTACTAATGTATTCACCATTAACAAAATCTGTTAAACTAAATCCTTGTACATCTGTTCTGCTAAAGATTGGTTGTACTGTAACAGTAACCTGCGACTGCACAGGAACATAAGCAACAGTGCCTGATATGTTTGTATTGTCTTTTGCTCCTTCACTTGCTGAAGCAACTTCACCAATCTTAGAAATATCAACTGCAATGTAATCAATCTCAGTTGGCATATCTAAAGTAAACATTGTAACCACTACTGGTACATTTTTAAAAACATAATCTCCGTAACCATTTAATTTTACTACGGGCGGAGGTGCTCCTTGGAATTCACCTTCTCCATAAAACATTTTTGTTACACTTCTTAAATAATGTAGCATTGAAATCCAATATAAACCCTCTGCGGAATTTTGTACAAAAAATTCTCCTGTAATTGTCATCTGATCCACACTTGAATTGTTGTAAGCATAGAACGGATAATTATTATGTACAGGCGATATCGGCGAATAATTTGCTGTGTGTGATAAGATAATTGTTGGCGTATATGGAAAAGTTAATCCATTAGTTTCATTAAGGGGTGCCAACATTTTACTATTATTAAAAGTTTGTATATTAGGAATAGATAATTTGACACGCCAATCTTTTTCACCTGGTGCAGAACTAAACGAAGCATCTACTTTAAAATTTTGTGTAGGTTCACCATTTACTGGTAAAAGCCTAGAACGTATGTTCTTCATGAAACCATTTGCTTTTGCGGCAAATCCTGTTTCTTTTGGTAGAGTAGTATCATTACTACCCGACTGGCTACTGCTTACTGTACTATTGGCTACGATATCTGGTTCCATAAAAAAATCCCCTTTTGGTATATGTATTTATTGACAAAATTAACAGAGTATATTATAATAAGAGTTTGTTTGGAGAAAAAATATGAAAAGAGTCAATTACCTTAATAATAAGGACCTTTTGAAAGAAATACATAAGAGCAAAACCTCTTATTGCAGTTATACTGACGATGATCATGCACAATATGACATTATATTGCCAAGTGTAGACAAAATCAACGTTAGAACCATTGCTGAAGCCAAAAGGAATAAGGCAAAGAGATTATCTACCGCAGAGTATGAAAGGCGTAAAGAACTAGGGGAAAAAGTAAAACAGGCTGAATGTGCCATTGATTATAGAAAAATTAAGAAAGATGAGTTGATCTTTAGGATTATGACGTATGATCATATCCCAGAAGATAAAGGCAGGAAGAAAAACCCAAAAACTATTGCTGATACTAAAGAAAAATTAAATTTTCCACCATTTCAACATTTTAAGTTTACATCAACAGACAAATTGATGACTGTAGGCAAATCCCACTGGGAAGGTGGTATGTCAAATGGAAACTTTAACAAAGAGCATGGTAAGACTACAGAAAAACTTGCTCGTATGTGGATGAAACTTTGTGAACGTTATGCTACAAGAGGTAACGTAAGAGGTTACACATACAATGACGAAATGAAAGGTCAAGCAATATTACAATTAACACAAATCGGATTACAGTTTGATGAATCAAAATCAAACAATCCTTTTGCTTACTACACCGCGGCTGTAACAAATTCGTTTGTTAGAGTTATAAACATTGAAAAACGTAATCAAAATATAAGAGATGACATTTTAGAAATGAACGACATGAGTCCGTCCTTTACAAGACAGATGCAAGGACAATGGGAAAAATCGGTGGCTGATGCATATAAGAAAACTGAGAAGAAATAGTTGACATTTACAATTTTTTGTTGTATAATGTAATAAAGTGAGGTTCTAAAATTGTTTAAAAAAGCGGCTGTATTCACGGATATACACTTTGGACTAAAGTCTAATTCAAAAGTCCATAATGATGACTGTGAAGAATTTGTAGATTGGTATATCGAACAAGCAAAAAAAGAAGGTTGTGAGACAGGCATCTTTATGGGTGACTGGCATCACAATAGAAATAGTTTAAATGTAGTAACAATGGATTACTCTATCCGTTGTTTAGAAAAGTTAGGAAAAGCATTTGATCAATTCTTTTATTTTCCAGGCAACCATGATTTGTATTATAAAGACAAACGTGATGTTCATTCTGTAGAATATGCAAAACACATTGAAGGTATAACTGTTGTAAATGAAATAACTGAAAAAGATGATGTGTGTCTTGTTCCGTGGTTGGTTGGTGAAGAATGGAAAAAGATTCCTAAGATTAAAGCAAAATATATGTTTGGACATTTTGAACTGCCAAACTTCTATATGAACGCAATGGTACAAATGCCAGACACAGGCGAATTGAAGTCTGAACACTTTAAACATCAACAATATGTTTTTAGTGGACACTTTCACAAAAGGCAAACACACGGTAACGTAACATATATTGGTAATCCAATGCCTCACAACTATGCTGATACGTGGGACGATGAACGTGGTATGATGATTTTTGAATATGGAGGAGAACCAAGATATTTAAATTGGCCTAACTGTCCAAAGTATAGAACTATTAAGTTAAGCGAATTAATTGATAAAAAAGATACAATTATTGGTACTAAAACTTATCTTAGAGTAACACTTGATATTGATATAAGTTTTGAAGAAGCAAGTTTTATAAAAGAAAACTTTATTAATGAATATAAGTGTAGAGAGATTACGTTATTACCAAGTCAGCAAGTAGATGAAATTAATACTGATATTGATATTACAAAATTTGAAAGTGTTGATCAAATCGTTACACATGAAATCGATGCAATAGATTCTGAGAATTATAACAAACAGAAACTATTAGAAATATATGGCGAATTATGATAAAGATTAAAGACTTAACCGTTAAGAACTTTATGAGTGTGGGAAATCAAACCCAGGCAGTTGACTTTAGTAATAGACAACTGACGCTAGTTTTAGGAGAGAACTTAGATCAAGGGGGAGACGATTCAGGCTCAAGAAACGGTACAGGTAAGACCACCATCATCAACGCACTATCTTATGCGTTGTATGGTGTGGCACTGACAAACATTCGTAAAAATAATTTAATTAATAAGACTAATAATAAAGGAATGTTAGTTACACTTAACTTTGAAAAAGATAATACAAAGTATAGAGTTGAAAGAGGTAGAAGTCCAAACACACTAAAGTTTTTTGTTGATGAAGAAGAGCAAGAACTTACAGATGAGTCGCAAGGAGATAGTCGTAAAACACAAGAAACAATAGACACATTATTACAAATGAGTCACGATATGTTTAAGCATTTAATTGCATTAAACACATATACAGAGCCATTCCTTGCAATGAAGCCAAATGATCAACGTGCGATTATTGAACAGTTATTAGGTATTACAATCCTATCTGAAAAAGCAAATGTGTTACGTGAACACATGAAAGTAACTAGGGATAGTATTACAGAAGAAAATGCAAAAATAAATGCAATACAAGAAAGTAATGAACGTGTAAAAGAAAGTGTTGAAAGTTTAAAGATTAAATTAAGTGCTTGGGAACAACAACGTGAAACAAATATTAAAAAACTTGATAGCGGTGTAGATGAACTTGAACATATTGATATAGACAAAGAAATTGCAGACCATGAAAAGTTACAGAGTTGGAATGAAACAGAAAAACATCAACGTAACTTAATTAAAGAACAAGCAACGTTAGAGAGTGCATTATCTCAAACTGACAAACGCCTTGCAAAAGTAAGCAAAGAATTAGATGATCTTGAAGATGCAAAATGTTATGCTTGTGGGCAAGATTTGCCAGATGAAAAGGTAGAAGAAATACAAACAAAACTTCAAACTGAGTATGGTGAAACTACAACCTACTTGATTGAAATAAATGAAAAGGCAGAAAAAGTAAAAGCAAAACTAGATGAGATTGGTGAAATTACTGATAAGCCAAACACATTCTATGAAACTGCCAAAGAAGCATATGATCATAGAAGTAATATTGAAAACTTAAAAGACGCATTGAAAAGAGCAAAGGAAGATAAAGATCCTTACACAGAACAAATTGAAGAATTACAAAATACTGCAATCCAAGAATTAAATTGGAATAAAGTTAATGACCTTACAAGTCATAAAGAACATCAAGAATTTTTATACAAACTTCTCACAAACAAAGATAGTTTTATACGTAAGAAGATAATCGACCAGAACCTCGCATATCTTAACAACAGACTTACGTTCTATCTTGATCGTCTTGGTCTTCCACACTCTGTGGTATTTAAAAATGACCTAGCAGTTGAAATAACACAGTTAGGTCAAGACCTTGACTTTGACAATTTAAGTAGAGGTGAACGTAATAGACTTATACTTGGATTAAGTTGGGCATTTAGAGATGTATGGGAAGGCTTATATCAAAACATTAACTTATTGTTTGTTGATGAACTTATTGATAGTGGTATGGATACTGCTGGTGTAGAATCTAGTTTAGCAGTACTTAAGAAGATGGGTAGAGAAAGAGATAAAAACATTTATATCATTTCGCATAAGGACGAATTGCAAGGTCGGGTAAACAATGTATTAAAGGTTATTAAGGAAAACGGCTTTACAAGTTATGCAAATGATGTTGAAATAGTGGAACAGTGATATTAGATAAGATAAAAGAACGTGGCGAAGAAATGGCTCCATTAGAAGGGCATGATCGATTACAATATCTTATTGATATAGCAAGAGAAGTTGAACCTTTAGACGACAGCGAAAAAATAGACGATAATAAAATCAGAGGTTGTGCAAGTAATTTGTGGGTAGTAGGAACAATAAACAAAGACGGAACAATGTCCTATAAACATGATGCAGATGCTTGGATAACAAAAGGTACTGCAAAAGTTTTAGTAGACCTTTTAGACGGTGAACATCGTAGCGAAATAGCACACTTAACCTTAGAAAGTTTTGAAGGGTTAGGTATCAGAAATCTTTTAACAATGCAAAGACAAGTTGGCTTTGGCAGTTTAGTAGAACGTATGATAGGAATAGCAAAAAATGGATAAAAGAATAACTTCAATACTTTACTCAGAGATAGGTAGACAAAATGCTACCGTAGAACTTATTGCAAGTGAAAACTTTGCATCAGAAGATGTAATGAAACTTGCAGGATCGGTATTTACAAACAAATACGCAGAAGGATATCCAGGCAAACGTTATTACAACGGTTGTGAACACATGGATTCAATAGAACAACTTGCAATAGATCAACTAAAAGAATTGTATGGTTGTGAGTTTGCAAACGTGCAACCACATTGTGGAGCAAACGCAAACACGGCAATTTATCTTGCGTTCCTTAAACCAGGAGATAAAATCCTAGGAATGGATCTTGCAAGTGGAGGACATCTAAGTCATGGTGCTAAGGTAAACATTTCAGGAAAAGTTTATGACGCACATCACTATGGTGTAAATGAAAAGGGTTTGTTAGACTATCCTGCCATAATGGCACAGGCACAAGAAATAAGACCTAAGATGATTATAGCAGGTGCTAGTGCATATCCTAGAGCAATAGATTTTAAAATGTTTAGACACATAGCAGATAAGGTAAAAGCATACTTATTAGTTGATATGGCACATTACTCAGGACTTATTGCCGGCGATGCCTATCCAAGTCCTATACCATACGCAGACTTTGTAACAAGCACAACACACAAAACATTAAGAGGTCCAAGAGGCGGAATAATTTTATGGAACAATCCTGATTATACTAAAAAGATCAATAGTGCAATTTTTCCTGGCACACAAGGTGGTCCATTGATGAATATCATTGCCGCAAAGGCACAGGCATTCATTGAAGCAAACACAGATGAATTTAAACAATATTCGAAACAGGTTGTTGCTAATGCACAGGCAATGGCAAAGGTTTTTAAAGACGAAGGGTATAAATTATTAACAGATGGCACAGATAGTCATATACTATTGTTAGATTTGAGTGACACTAAATGGTCAGGTAAGGATGCCGCAAATCTATTAGAGGAAAATGGTATCACAGTAAATAAGAATGGAGTTCCAAATGATCCAAGATCTTTTGTTGAAACAAGTGGAATCAGAATTGGTACTGCCGCAGAAACTACAAGAGGTCATGATGAAGAATGGTTTAAAGGACTTGCAGGGAAAATTGTAACATTACTGGCATAATACAATGACTGATGATAATCACGACAAACTAGTAAAAGCATATTTAGAATATTTTAAAGCACACGAAAGTTATCAGAAGACAGGTGGAATAAGACCTAGACGTGAAACCAGACGATGGCTTAGAGAAATACGTGATCTAGCCAAAATACGAATGAACGAAGTTCAAGACAGTTACGTAAATCGCAGAGCAGATTCCAAAAAAGACGAGCAGGACAAATAGACTTGGTAAGTATCCATATGCAATGGACTTACAAAGGAAAAGTAGTAAAAGAATTACCTCTTGGTTGTGAAGCCTTTGTATATCTTATTACAAATACAACCAATGGACGTAAGTACGTAGGCAAAAAACTCGCTAAATTCAAAAAGACACGCCCACCACTCAAGGGCAAGATAAACAAACGTAGAAGCAAAGTAGAAAGTGACTGGAAAGACTATTGGGGTTCCAATGATCACTTAAAAGAAGACGTAGAAAAATTAGGCACTGATAAATTTACTAGGGAAATTTTATATATTTGTCCTAGCAGAGGCGTAGCAAGTTACTTAGAGGCAAGAGAACAATTCGAAAGAAAAGTTTTAGAAACTGACACTTATTACAATGGCATTATAAACGTAAGAGTAGGCGGCTCAAAAATTCTTAAAGAAGCACTTCAAGGCTTAAAATAGCAACACTGTTTGGTCGGAATAGTTCGACTCACGTTGAGATCACATGGATCTTGTGATCAGACTCTCGTGCGTTGCAAGGTTGATACTAACTTAGGTATTAAAAGATCGTGGCTCTGAGAAAAAGCAACCACACCGTTAATATATTTTGCTTAACAAGGATATATTAATGTTCCGTAACTTATGCGAAGGCTAAGGTAGGGAGTTGACGGGTTACCGCTTCCATACATATTATTATGTAATCCTTTTTGTTAAGATGGGACGCTTATCTCACATGATGGCTTTCTTACTTTGCCCGGAGACGGGCGAAGTATGGCTCAACTATCTACATGATAGCAGTTGCTTACGCAACTTAATGTTTCACAGATATAGTGTTAGAGCGAAAGCGAAAACACAGTTGATCTTTAGATCAACTTTAAACGTCCTTTAAATAATCATTTGGCACAAGTCTTACTTCCGTGTTAATCTGATTTTTCGTTCCTGTATTATGCTTTGCAGTGATAATGCTATCTCTAGAAAAATAAAAGCCTAAACTTTCTGCTTTTTTCATAAATTCAAGAAACGCACTTTCTAATTCTACAACTTCTTTTTTGTTCATAGTTTAATGTAAATCGGGATCTCGTCCCATTCCTCTAGGTCGCGGAGGATGAACTTCCAGAATCTCATATTCTTCTTCTGGGTGCTGATCCGCCATTATCCCCAAGTATTGCGATGCTTCGTCGAAACTATTCAACAGAGTACCCTCGCCCTTCTTAAGAACTACGAACTTCGTATTTGGTTGTTCCATAGTTAATTATTTAATATGAACTACTGAGACTAAATAGTATTAGTTAAAGAAATAGGATTATTTGATGAAAGTACACCAAATTATATACGAATCTAGCAAACAGACTGTAAATGAGAAGCCTGCAAGTGGGTTAGGCAACGTTGCACGTAAGATAGGTGCTAAGGTTTTGGCTAAAGTAGGTGCTAAAAACACCGCGGCCGGCATGGCCGGTAAGGCAGATGCCGCTGACAAGGCCAATGCATTATACACACAATTTAGAACGTATATGGGACAAACTGGTGAAAAATACGGTAATGCTATGCAGGCATCTAGTTTAAAGAACTTTCTAGATCAAAACAAAATTCCAACAGTAAACGTTCCGGCAGACGGTGTAATTACTAAAAAGCAGGCTGATGAATATATCATGAAAGCAGTGCAAGATAGTTACAAAGGCAAAGGCGGAGCAATAAAGCAAACAGGACAGGCTCCCGCACAAGGTGGTAAAGCACAACAAGGTCAACAACAAGGTACTGCACAACAAGGTACTGCACAGGCGGCTGGTAATGTAGGCGGAGGTGCACCTGCACAACAAGGTACAGGATCAGCAAAAACACCCGCTGGTAAGGCTCCACCAACTGGAAACGGATCAACTGTAGGTAGTGCTAAAGAAATTCCACCAAGCATACAAACACAGTTAGACCAAATGACTCCTGGAGAGAAAAAACAATTAGCAGGATTGATAGCATGAAAATAACTGAAGTACATCAATTTCCAAAATCAAATAGAACAGCAAGTATCCTTACAGAAGGTTACAAAGATCTTACAGAAACGCAAAGAGTATATCTTGGCAGATGGGAAAAAGAACTTTGGCCATTACTAGAAGAATTCAAACAAGTTTCAGAAGCAAATTTAACTGCTGACGAAATACAATCAATATTTAAAGGTGCAGAAACACAAAGTATTGCAAGTGGAGATAATAAAACTGCATTAGGTAAAGTAGGAAGTGCGGCAGGAGCCGTTGCAAAACTTCCTGTGGATCTTGCTAAAAAAGTAGATGCTAAAATAAATGAACTTGGCAGAATGGCTCAGAATGCTGGTCCTATTAAAAACATGGATCAAAAGTTTGATGAACTAAAAAAGAAAATTGAAGCAGAAAATTCAGACTCAAAGATTGTACAAGGTATTAAAAAAGTAAGTGACTGGGCAAAAGAAAATCCAGGCAAGGCAAGTATTGCCGTTGGTATCCTTACAACTGTGGCGGCGTTTGCAGGTGGACCATTAGGTGGTGCGGCCGCTGGTTTGATTTTACGTTCAACAAAAGATTTATTACAAGGTGAAAAACTTTCAACAGCAGTTGGTAAGTCAGTTAAAACAGCGGCATATGGTGCTCTTGCTGGTTTGGCTATCCAAGGCTTAACTGACGGCATGGCTGATAACATTGCAACAGGTAGTGAAGCAGAAGCAGATGCAATGATGAAAGGCTTTGAAGAAGCCAACTTCACTGCGGCAGTAGACAAAGCAGTAGCAGACGCAGGATTTGATGCAGGTGTGCTTGACGGTGCTAGAAACTTAAAGATGTCTGGTAACATCAACGGCTTCTTTTACAATTATAATTTAACAATGACTGCTGATCAAGTTGCAACATATCAAAACTTATCAGCCGCGGCAAATGCCGCTGAGACATTCAGTCCAGAATATTATGAAGCGGCAGGTAGATTACACGGTTTCTTATCAACAACACAAGACGCAAACGAAAGCCTTTCTGCACTTGCACAAACAATTAAAGAAATTCCAAAAGATGCAATAACTGGTGGTCAAATTGATCAAGCGATTGCAGTACTAGACAATGCAGATGAAGCCATTGAAAAAATTCTAGATATAGGTGGTGCATCAGCGGCGGCGGCACAAGGTGCTCTCCAAACAGTTGATGATAACAAAAAAGAAAAAATTAAAGTCAAACCAATTGATCCAAAAGAAAAAGAGCAATTAGAATTAGCACTAAAAGGTGGAGAAGACAATCCAGCAGATGACAAGGTTGCAGTAAGAGGAACTGAATCAGTTTCTTATGCAGATGCATACGAACACTTATACGAACAGTATTTGGCTGAAGCACCGGCGGCAACAGCAACAGCAGATGCACAAGGTGAATTACCATTAAACAATCCTAATACACTAGGTGCTAAAGCAGGTAGAGGTATTAAAGGTGCTTTAGGTAAAGTAGGTGGTGCAATCAAAAAAGGTGCTAGTGCAGTAGGCGGTGCTGTTAAATCAACTGCTAAAGAACTAGGACAAAAAATCACAGTAAAAAAATTAAACTCTGAATGGGAAAAAATGGGTTCACCAACAGATAGTGGATCTATATACAACTTATTATCATCAATGGGAATATCCAATGATAACATTCAAGCAATAGGACAAGAAGCAAACGTTTCAATTGAAAAAACACCAGACGGTAAACAACCAGAAGCACCAGCAACAGCAACAACTCCTGATGCACCAGCAGGTGGAGACACAGCAGGTGGAACCGGCGATACAGGAACAGGTGGAACAGGTGACGCAGGAACTGGCGGAACTGGAGATGCTAAAGCAACAGGCGGAACTGGAGATGCTAAAGCAACAGGCGGTACAGCACCAGCAGGCGGACAAGCAAGTGCAACAGGCAGTGATCCTAAGAATGATGGACCATTTGATATGAAATCAAAACCACCTAAAGGTACAAACGTAGGTGTTGTTAGTGGTGACTTTGAATGGAAAGGCGCACAGTGGATCAATACTAAAACTGGTAAAATTGCAGACAAAGGTACAGCCGCAAAATTAGGTAATCCTAAAATAGCAGAGTTGGCAAGAGAAATTGAAAAAGCAGGAGTTGGCGCTCTTGTTAAAGATCAAATAAGTGCACCTGGTGTTAAAGCAGGAACACCACAAGCCGCAGTTGCTAAGAAAGTAGTAAGTAAAGCCGCACAGGCTCAAGGCGCTACTGCTTAAAACAGTAAAATCAATACAATTATTAAAATAAGTTCTTCCATATTAAAAGAAAGGCATCTTTGTCTTTTTAGTTGTTTCTAAATTATCGTTAATTATTTTAGTTAGAATCTCACGATCCTCAGGACCCATTTCGTATGCTTCAGTCAAGGTTACACTTCCTCTCATAAACCAGATTATTTTTCCGATTGTATGTTTCAGTTCCTTACACTGGCCTTCCATGGACCTTACCTCATCAAGAATTTTCTTGACTGGCCACGTTAAGATCCTTATACGAAAAAATTTGCTTGGTCGAACGATATAGGCACATCAAATTGTTTAGGTGCACCTGCTTTAATTTCTTCATCAGTGGCATTTACCTGCATAGGTTGTACTTGAAATTGTTTTTTATTTTCGTCAATATGTTTCTTGACTCCATTAAAAACTTTTGCATCAGCACTATCAATAAATTCAGCAATGTGTGTAGGATTTGTTACTTCCTCTTCATTTTGCCATCTAATAGAAACTATTGCATCTTTCATAATTTGTACATTAATGTCGGTTAACGTTTGAAAACTTTTGTTAAAAAGTTCTAGTCTTTTAGCAGAATCAATATTTTCATTATTGACTGTTGATAAAAGTCTTTGTTCTTCAAATGTTTTAATAGCCATCTGTGTAAAGACTTTATAACTAATAGGTTTAAGTGTTACGGTAAATCCGTCAATGTGCATCACGTCTTGGAATTTTGCATTGATATATCTATCGATCAACAACTTACAATCTACTTCGTAGGTCTTCTGAATCTCAGTGTTTGGTATGTTTACATTTACTTCTAGTTTTTCACCAAAGGTAGCCATTCTAATTGCGACAAGTAAACAATCTAAATCCACTGACGGTACGGCCCAAGCATTTTTAATGTTTGGCGCACAACTTTGAATCACATCAACAACTGATTGACCATTTAAAAGTGCATCAGGTGTCTTGAACGTGAGTTCATCTTTTGCCGTCATAGAGTAGATTGGTATTTCTCCGTTCTCAGGCAAATCAATCGCACCATTGGGATACCAACGTCCTTGACTAGGCAACTTCAGATAGATCTTTGGCTGTCTAAAGTGTTTCTGTAACGGATTTTGTCCCAAGGGTTGAATCGGTGTTCCTGCCAGTGGTACATTTTTATTATCCATCTTTTTTCTCCTGCTAAATAAGTGTATTAGCATTAGTATTTATAGAGTCTAATTATATGGGTATTTAATTAATGGCAGTACAAGTTGACATTCCGGGAGTTGGTAACGTAATAGCCAAAAATGCGGCGGAAGACAGTACTTTACAGGAAATCTTGAAAGCACTGAAAGGTCGCGGTGGCACTGGTGGCGGTGGATCCGGCGGTGGTGCAGGCGGTCCTGGCGGCGGAGCCGGTGGATTAGGCCCAAGCATGAAGAAAGCCAATAAAGAAACTGGCGATTTCAGTAAAAGTATTGCAAACACAACAACTTTAGTTGATGATTTTGGTTCGGGTGTTAGAAAAGCAACCAAAGGATTATTAGGATTTGCTGGTGATCTAATAGGATCAGCATACGATTTTGGAGAAACATTACTGTTCACTGGTAACAGAATGAGTGATCTAGCAAGTGCTATCCCGCTTGTTGGAGGTCCGTTAGGATCATTGGTTGGATTAGCAGAAGGACTTGTAGATAATTTTAGAAACTTATCAGAATCAGGAGCAGGTTTTGGTAATAATATGTTCAATATTGCCAGAGCGGCCGCAAAAGCAGAAATGCCATTAGGTATGTTTGCAGAAACAATAGCAAACAATTCACAACAAATGTCAATGTTAGGTGTTAGTGTTACAGAAGGTGCTAAACGTTTTGGTAGAATTAGTAAAAATTTAAGAACTAGTGAAGAAGACTTCTTAGGCATGGGTTATACCATGGAAGGTGTAAACGAAGGACTTATTGCGTACACCGAAGAGATGGCAAGAGCAGGTAGACTACGTGGAATGAGTGATGCACAATTAACCCAAGGTGCAAGTGTCTATCTAACTGAACTTGACAAGTTAGCAAAAGTAACAGGTATGACTCGTAAAGAGGCAGAAGCGGCCAGGGTTTCTCAACAAAGCGATGCTAGAATGAGAAATATGATCAATAAGTTAGAAGGTAAAGCAAGAGAAAACTTAACAAACAGTCTAGCATTCTTGGACAACAAAGTACCTGGCTTATCAGATGCATTTAAAGACTTGGCAGACGGTGCCGCACAAACTGAAGAAGGTATGATGTTAATGGCTATGGGCGGTGACGATTTTGTTAAACTTGCACAAGAAATGGCATCAGGTGAACTTGATCCTGCAGAACTAAACAACAGGTTAATGGAACTTGCTCCACTTATCGAAAAGAATGTTGGGCAAATGAATGCCGCACAATTACAAGCATTGGAACAAACTAATCCTGCTTTATACAAAATTTTAAGTTCAAACACAGACCTATTAGCATTGACTAAAAAGGACGGAGAAAAAATTAAAAAGGAAAATGAAGAAAGAGATAAAGTTACACAATCCCTAGCACAGGTAGAACAAAACCTTGCAACTATTAGAGGTAACTTATTTTCAGCATTTTTAGAAAGTGATATATTTAAAATGGTCACTGATGCACTTGGCGAATTAATGCCTAAGACTGAAGATGTCAGTGTAATGATGGAAAAATTAAAACCTCATGTAGAAGAAGTCATAAAAAGTTTTACAGCATTTGTAAACGACTTTATGGCAGATCCTAAAGGCACATTTGATAAAATTGTAGTAAAAATAAAAACTTATGTAAGCGATTTCTTCTTTGGTATGTTTGACGGATTAGGAACAAAAATTATTGCAGGTATTTTAACAGGACTGTTAGCACTTGCACTTGGAATATTCACAGGACCATTCTTGGCAATTGGTGCAGGGTTGGCATTAGTATTTGGAATGGATAAGATTTTAGAATTAGGTAACGAATACATTTGGGAACCAATTAAAGGTATGTTTAGTTGGATGGGAGAATGGTTTGGAAGTCTTTGGGAATCAATCAAAAGTTTTGGTAGCAAACTTAATCCTTTAAATTGGTTTGGTGGAGACGATGAAAAACAAGAACAAAAAGTCTCAGAAGCCTATACACCAGATGCTCCAAGTATCAAGAAAACTGCGATGAAAGTGCCAGATAATGCTGAAGAAACAGCGGCCAAAGTATCAGATGATACTGTAACAGCGGCACTGGAGGCATCCAAAGAAGCAGAGAAAAAATCAAAAGAGCAGGCCAGTAAAGCATCGGCCGATGCAAGTAAGTCGGTAAATAGTACTGATGGCGGTGCAAGTGGAATGCAAGTAGCACTCTTACAAGAGCAAAATGAATTACTTCGTGCATTGCTGAGAACAACAAAAAGTAACACGTCGGATATGTATTCGAGTGCATAAGGATTGTAGATGAGTTGGAAAAGATATTTTACACCAGTTGAACAAGGAGACGGTGCAGGAACAAGTTATAGTCCAATTAATGGACGAGGCCAAGGGCCGGGACCTGCAAGATCAAATTATTCTTCATATCTACCAGATGTATATGTAGGTAGTCCAAACCGCGTTGAACGTTATGGACAATATAACGTTATGGATAACGACAGTGAAGTAAATGCGGCATTAGACATATTAGCAGAATTTTGTTCACAAGAGAACGATCAAAACAGAACTTCGTTTAAAATTAATTTTAAACAAAAAGCAACTAATTCAGAAATAACAGTATTACAAAAATACTTACAGCAATGGTGTAAATTAAATAACTTTGGAACTAAGATGTTCCGTATATTAAGAAACGTATTTAAGTATGGTGATGCTTTCTTTATTAGAGATCCAGAAACTAAAAAATGGTTCCATGTTGATCCAGCAAAAGTTTCACGTATAATTGTAAACGAATCAGAAGGTAAAAAACCTGAACAATATATAGTAAGAGATGTAAACCTTAATTTTAGAGAACAGGTTGCAACAACACCATATACAACTAACGGCAATGTAACTGGAGGTGGCGATGGCTACTTAACAGGTGGTGTTAGAGGTATGGTTGGTAATGCACAATCACAAGCAGGCAGTAGATTTCAAACAGATCAAAGAGAGATTGCCGTTGATGCAGATCATATTGTACATTTAAGTTTAAGTGAAGGTTTAGATAACAATTACCCATTTGGTAATTCATTGCTTGAAAGTATTTTTAAAGTTTACAAACAAAAAGAATTATTAGAAGATGCAATTATTATTTACAGAACACAAAGAGCACCAGAACGTAGAGTGTTTTATATTGATGTAGGTAATATGCCATCACACCTTGCTATGCAGTTCGTTGAACGTGTAAAAACAGAAATACACCAAAGACGTATTCCAAGTGCATCAGGTGGATCTACAAACGTAATTGATAGTGCATACAATCCGTTATCAACAAACGAAGATTACTTCTTTCCGCAAACAGCAGAAGGACGTGGATCTAAAGTTGAAACATTACCAGGTGGTACTAACTTAGGTGAGATTGATGATCTTAAATACTTTACTAATAAACTAATTAGAGGTTTACGTATTCCAAGTTCATACTTACCAAGTGCCGCACAAGATGAAGGACAAAGTCAATTCAATGATGGTAGAGTAGGTACTGCATATATCCAAGAATTAAGGTTCAACAAGTATTGTGAACGTTTACAAAATCTAGTTACAGAAGAATTTGATCAAGAGTTTAAACGTTACTTGATGGAAAAAGGTGCAAACGTAGACTTTGCTATGTTTGATTTAGAATTTCAAACTCCTCAAAACTTTGCAAGTTACAGACAAAGTGAATTAGACAATCAACGTATTGGTACATTTACACAGATACAGGCTATTCCATTTGTAAGTAATAGATATGCAATGAAACGTTTCTTAGGAATGTCAGCAGAAGAGATTGCTGAGAATGAACGTTACTGGAAAGAAGAGAACGATGAAAACTTATCTGCTCCTCCAACTGATGCCGCAGGTGAAATGCGTGGCGTTGGTGTAAGTGGTGCAGGTATTACTGCCGACTTAGGTGGTACAGAAGATGTTGATCCAGAAGCAGAGCCAGATCCAGTAGCAGGCGGTGAAGCGACTCCACCGGATACAGCGACAGGTACACCAGTAGGTGGCGCTGGCACTACTCCACAGCAATAAGGCTAAATAATTATATGATACTGAGAGAGTTATTTTATTTTGATAAAGAATCACTGGAGCCAATAGAAGATAAGTCCTATGATGCTTCAATGGACGATAGTATCATGAAGAAAACAGATACACGTAAAACACGCCTTACACTACGCCAAATCAATAAAGCAAGACAGGCATCTGAACTACATAAAGAAGAGCAGGAGAAAGATTTAGATTTCGTAAGACAAATGTACGGAATTGCCGCTAATACAGCCGAGGTGTAGTAAATGTCAATAGCATTCGTGCTAGGAAACGGAACAAGTCGTAAAGACATCCCATTAGAACCATTAAGAAGTCACGGAGCAATCTACGGTTGCAATGCATTGTATAGATCATTCGATAGCGATTACTTAATTGCCGTTGATGCCAAGATGGTGCTTGAAATTTGTCAAAGCAATTATCAATTGAAACATCAAGTATGGACTAATCCTAATAAATCTTTCAAAGACATAGAAGGTTTACACTTTTTTGATCCTAGCAAGGGTTGGAGCAGTGGCCCTACTGCATTGGATCTAGCAACATGGCATAAACACGATACAATATATATTTTAGGCTTTGATTTTAGGGGTACTACAGGCACAGGTGGAAATGAAGATAAAGTAAACAACTTATATGCAGGCACATTAAATTATAAAAGACCCGAGGATAATGCGACATATTTTGGCAACTGGGAACGTCAAACGGGTATAATTGCCCAAAGAAATCACAGAACGAGATATATAAGAGTAGTTAAGGATGGGGAGGATTTTTGTCCTAAAAGTCTAAAAAACTTTAGTAACATAACCCATATGACTGTTACAGACTTCTGTAAACAGTTCACGAAATCACATTAAGGTTTCAAAATAACGTGTTTTGAGCCTATATTCAGCGTATTTTCTTCATTATATGTAAATATTACTGACAGCCTTACCAAAAATTTTACTTATAGGAGGTATTACAATGGCAGACAGAAACAAATTCGAGGAAATGCTCGAAAAATTAGTTTCCGAAGACCGCAAAGGTGCTGAGGAATTATTCCACGAAATAGTGGTAGAAAAATCAAGAAACATTTACGAAAATTTATTAGCAGACGACGTTAAAGAATTAGACGTTGATGAAGCGAAAAAAGAAGACGAAGCAGTTGACGAAGCATCAAAAGAAGATGATGACAAAGAAGTTGACGAAGCGTCTAAAGATGATTCAGCAGATGAAGATAAAGTAGACGAAGCATCAGAAGATAAAGATGAAGAAACTACTGAAGCAACTGATGAAGATGAAAAAACTGAAGAAGGTATTGAAGAAATTACACCTGAAGCACCTGAAATGGGCGGCGATCCAGCAGATGACATGATGAATGATGTTGAAGATGCAATGGACGACGACAAAGAAGGCGACGAAGATAAAGGTGAAGACGACGAAGACATTGAAGACAGAGTCGTTGATTTAGAAGATGCACTAGACGATCTTAAGTCTGAATTTGAAAAAATGATGGGCGACAAAGATGAAGAAGGTGACGAAGAAGATTCTGAAGCACCAATGGATGACATGGGTGACGAAGAAAAGGAAGATGAAGCAGTAATGCCAACTTCCGAACTTGGAGTTGAAGAAATGCCAGTTGAGTCGAAAGATGAAACTGCAAAATCTAATACAGAACAAATGCGTGAGTATGTAGAAAAAGTTGCTGAGCCAAAAGGCGAAGATAACAAAGCAAAATCACCAGTAGCGGGTAAAAACGATATGGGTGGAACTGCTTCTAACATCGCAAAAGGTTCTGCAGAAGAAAAAGGCGGATCTGCAATGGCACCAAAAGAGGACAACATGGGTAACGTGAATGTTCCAGGTGGTAAAGCAAGTAAGTCTATGAAGGCAGACTCCAAAGGTCACGGCGCTGAGAAAAAAGGCAGTGGCGAAACAGGAACTGATAGTAAAAGTATTATCGGTTCGTAATTAGTATAGAGGACTTTTAGTGGTGTTAAACTTACGTGAGAACTTGACATTCGACCAAGCGAAGATGGTCGTTGAAACTACTGAGAACGACAAGGGAGGCAAAGACCTTTATTTAAAAGGAATTTGTATTCAGGGTGGTGTGCGTAATGCAAACCAACGTGTTTATCCTGTAAGCGAAATTAGTAGGGCTGTCAACACTCTCAATGATCAAATAAGCGGAGGATATTCAGTTCTTGGCGAAGTTGATCATCCAGAAGGACTCAATATTAACCTAGACCGTGTAAGCCATATGATCACAGAAATGTGGACAGATGGACCAAATGGTTATGGAAAGATGAAGATATTACCTACACCGATGGGAATCCTAGTTAAAACAATGCTTGAAAGCGGAGTTAAATTAGGAGTCTCATCAAGAGGTTCAGGGAATGTTAGCGAAGACGGAAGCAATACGGTTTCAGATTTTGAAATCATTACTGTTGACTGTGTCGCACAACCAAGTGCTCCAGGGGCGTATCCAACGCCTATTTACGAACACTTATTAAATAGCCGTGGTGGCTATCAGGCTTTAAACTTGGCAAAAGAAGTCCAAGGCGACTCAAAGGCACAAAAGTACATCAAAGAATCTTTAATCACAGTTATTAAAGGTTTGAAATAAGGAGAACCAGATGTTAGACGCTTTAAAATCACTTTTTGAAACAAATGCAATTTCAGAAGAGATCAAGAATGACATCGAAGAGGCTTGGAATGCCAAAGTTAAAGAAAATCAAATGCAGATTACAGCGGAATTACGTGAAGAGTTTGCATCTAAATATGAACACGATAAAGCCAATATGGTAGAAGCCGTGGAAAAAATGTTAGATGAAAAATTACAAGCAGAAATTTCAGAATTTGCTGAAGATAGAAATAAACTTGCTGAAGCCAGAGCAAAATACCATGTAGCAATGCGTGAGAACGCAGACCTACTTAAAGGTTTTGTAATGGAACAGTTAGGCAAAGAAGTTTCTGAACTACATGAAGATCAAAAAGTTATGGCAAGTAAATTTGGCAAACTTGAAGAATTTGTAGTCGATGCTCTTGCAAAAGAAATTGCTGAGTTCCACGAAGACAAAAAAGATTTGGCAGAAACGAAGGTTAGATTAATTCGTGAAGCCAAAGAACATTTAAGTAAAGTAAAAACATCCTTCATCGAAAAAGGTGCTAAAGTTGTAGAGAAAACAGTTGCTAAGACATTAAACAATGAAATTAGTCAATTGAAAGAAGACATCGACACAGCACGTAGAAACGACTTTGGTCGTAAGATTTTCGAGACGTTTGCAGAAGAGTACAATCAGTCATACATGAATGAGAAGAGCGAAACTGCAAAACTACTTAAAGTGGTTGATTTGAAGGATAAACAACTTGCGGAAGCGAAAGCGAATGCTGAGAATAAAGCAAAATTAGTTGAAAGCAAAGATGCTGAAATTAAAAATGCTGTTGAAACCGCAAAGAGAAAAGAGACAATTTCTGAACTAGTTGCTCCTTTGAGCAAAGAACAGAAAGAAATTATGCAAGACTTACTAGAATCAGTAGCAACAGACAAACTAAAAGGTTCGTTTGACAAGTACATAACTGCTGTAATCGATGGCAAGTCAGTAGCAAAGAAGGCAACACTTACCGAGGCAAAAGAAATAACAGGCGATAAAGAAGAAAATAGTTCGAGTGCAAGTAATTCTGCAAAAGTTGATAATGTTGTAGATATTAGAAGACTTGCAGGATTAAATTAAGGAGAAAATAATGTCAGAACTTTTAGAAAGTAAATGGCAGGATACAAAAGTTGCGTTGCTCGAAGGCCTAACAGGCAATAAGAAGTCTGTGATGTCCGCTACTCTAGAAAATACTAGAAAGTATTTGGCAGAGGCGGCTACTGCAGGTGCCTCTAGCGCCGGTAACGTTGCTACTCTTAACAGAGTTATCCTACCAGTAATTAGACGTGTTATGCCAACGGTTATCGCTAATGAAATCGTAGGTGTACAACCAATGACTGGTCCAGTTGGACAAATCCACACACTAAGAGTAAGATATGCAGACTCGTTTGATGACGTAACAGCAGGCGAAGAAGCACTATCACCTTTCCAAATTGGTTTAGGTTACTCAGGTGGCGGATCTACTGATAAAGCAGATGCAACAGCAAACTTAGAAGGTATTGCTGGTAAGCGTCTAAGCATTCAGATCTTGAAACAAACAGTTGAAGCGAAAACTCGTAAATTGAGTGCTCGTTGGACTTTTGAAGCGGCTCAGGATGCTCAAGCACAGCAAGGTATCGATATCGAAGCAGAAATTATGGCGGCATTAGCCCAAGAAATTACTGCTGAAATCGACCAAGAAGTTCTTAATTCTTTAAGAACACTTGCTGGTTCGGCTGAATCAGACGTTCAATACGATCAAAACGCAGTATCAGGTACAGCAACATTCGTGGGTGATGAACACGCGGCGTTGGCTGTTATGATAAACAGAGCGGCAAACAAAATTGCACAACGTACAAGACGTGGTGCTGGTAACTTTGCAGTGGTATCACCGCATACGTTAACAGTTCTTCAGTCTGCAACAACTTCAGCGTTCGCAAGAACAACTGAAGGTACGTTCGAAGCACCAACTAATACTAAATTAGTAGGTACTTTAAATGGTGCAATGAAAGTGTACGTTGATGCTTACGCAAGTGACTCAACTGACGTACTTGTAGGTTACAAAGGTACTTCAGAAGCAGATGCGGCGGCGTTCTACTGTCCATACATTCCATTAATGTCAAGTGGCGTTGTACTTGACCCATCATCTTTCGAACCAGTTGTGTCTTTCATGACTAGATACGGATATGTTGAGTTAAACAACACTGCTTCTTCATTAGGTAATGCGGCAGACTACCTAGCAAGAGTTAGTGTAGCAAACGTAACATTCTCATAAGAGTTTGTAAACTTATTAAAAGGGCGGCTTATGTCGCCCTTTTTTTATGACTGAATCAAAATATACATTTTGGTAAACCTTTTTCACTTTTCTGGTTGCTTTTTATTTCAAACAATGTTATATTAATATTAACTTTAACACAAACTAAGAGAGTTATTAACTCTTAGCACTTGTGGCAGAATAAGGCTTCGGCAGGGGCCTAATGCATACTAAAGTCTTTTACGCGGCCAAGTGGCTAGGTTTAGGCGGAGGTAGTTGGAAGTAGGTATCATATCTAAACCTTGCAAAATTCAGATGTGATCTGCTTATCGAAAGTTGGAGGTGAGTTCACAGCAAGGCCTCCCAAGTAGTGTTTAAGTTATTTTCCCCAGATAAATATATGTATGAAAGACGAATACACATCGGCCTTTCACGACATTGTCAAGGAGGCATCCGAGACTACAGGTTATCAATTACCTTTAGAGATTGAGTCCTATGTAGTAATGCTCCTTGCTGATAAAATAGATCAACCAAACTTTTTACCCAAAACAACATTTGCTCAAGAACTATTCGGAATCCAAAATAATCGTTTGAAAGGAAAAGAACTAGGAGATAGTGCTCTATTCCTTACAGGTGTATTCCCTGAATATTGCGAAAATAAGGTGTCTGTACGTTACTTTGTAGAGATAGGTAGTACAAGTTATACCCAGTGCAGTAAACACCTACACAGCGACCTCTTTGAAGCATTAAGTGGTAATTTTAACTTCATTCGTAAGTTCATTAATGTAAGTGTCCGCAAGCCTAATCCATTATTACATATTGGATAAATACTTTTGTCATGAGAGTGTGCCACATAATTTTGGTGGACTTATGGGGACAAAACCCCGTAGCAGATAGAACCTGCATCGGACTCTAAAAAAGGAGAAACAAAATGGGAAGACCAATTAATAAAAAACATATAGGTGATGGAGCAGGTAAAATCCAAGTAACTGCGGTTAAGTTCGCGGCAGGTGGAGAAATTACTACTGAGTCACATATTATAAATCAAAGATCAGCAAACAAATTTACAGTTACTGATGGAAGTAAAACAGAAGTTGTTACACTTGTAAACAAATCAATTGGCGGCTTAGGCGCTAGTGAATTTTGTATTAACGTTACAGACAGTGACGGTGTTACAAAACAAATTACAAAAATGTACAACAGAAAAATGCAACTTGAAGGCGCGACTAGACACAAATGGTCACGTAATTCAGCAGGTGCCTCAACTGCGATTGAAAAAACAATCACAGGAGCGACAGCGGCAAATCCAGTTGTAATTACATCAGCCGGTCATGGTTTTAGTAACGGCGACAAGATCTCTATCAGAGGTGTTGTTGGTATGGTTGAATTAAATGTAGAAACTGCATTTACATTAGCCAACGTAGCAACTAATACATTTGAGTTATCAGGTGTTGACGGTTCAGGTTACACTGCTTATACATCAGGTGGTGTTGCAACTAAGGCGGCGGCAACTAGTGGAAGTATTGTTGTAGACGCACAGGCGTCATAATAAAGTTTATAGTGTAGGGGAGCAATCCCCTACATTGTATAATTAGGAATTTATAGAATGTCAAAATTTGTAAACGTAGCAAATGGAAATTATAAAGTTACTGTTCAACCAGGTGGTACCATCACTATGGACACTGGAGTTGCATCAGGACAATTTATTGTTACGGGTGATCTTACAGTACAAGGTGCAACAACTTTTGTAAGTTCTACAGACATAGACATAAAAGATAATGTCATAACTTTAAACAAAGGCGAAACTGGAGCAGGTGTAGGGTTAGGAACTTCTGGTATAAGAATAGACAGAGGTACTTTACCAGATGCAGTATTGGTATTTGATGAAACAATAACATACAATGAACCTGTAACACAAACTATCAAGCAAGGTGCTTTTAAATTTAAAGATCAAAATAATGATAACGTAGGATTTTTTCTTACACACATTGCTACAGGCGGATCAAATTTAAATTTAATTAATCAAGGTACAGGTGTTATTAATGTATCTGGAACAGCCAACTACGAAAACCAAGTACAATTTGATGATGACATTCCAAACAGAAAATTTGTAGTTGACAGAATTCAAAATGCCTTTTTAGGATTTTCAAGTCCTCAAATTACAAGCGGTGATACACAGGTTAAAGTAACTGATATAAGTGAAGACAGTACTATATCACAAGCATTTGTAGATATTAACGGGCAACGTACTGCAACATTCTTTGAGGAAAGAACAGAATTATTTGACATAATGATCAAAGGTTCTACAATTAGTTCATATCTAAGTAATAGTGATTTAGTTTTAGAATCTCCAGGAACTGGAAGTGTAAGAATAGATGATACAATACATATCAACTCAACACCAGGACTAGACGATAATACAATAGATCCAGTGGCACCAACAGATGGGGTAAAAATATATGCTAAAGCCGAAGGTAATGGTAATACTGGTATATATTATGTAAATAGTAATAGTGAACGCGATGAACTTATTAGTAGGAATAGATCATTGCTTTACGGAATGTTATTTTAAGGAGGACAAATGGCACTAGCGAATTCATTAATTGGAGCAACTAACACAAACGTAGTAGTTGTCCCTGCTGGAAAACAGTATGCTATTTTGACTTTAATGGTATGTAATACTGCGGCAGAAGATCCAACTGGAAGTAATGACAGTAAATTTGATTTACACTTTGTACCTTCAGGACAAAGTATTGGTGCAGTAAACCAAGTTTGTAAAGAAATAAATGTTACTGGCGCAGAAACATTTACATTTGACACAGAAAAAATGGTCCTAAGTCCAGGTGATTCCATTGTTGCTGTATCACAAGCACCGTTAAACTTGTCAGCGACAGTTAGTTTTTTAGAGGTATAAGATGAAATTTTTGAAGGCTCAAACTACTAATATACGTGGTATCCAACACGGCAAAGGAATTTATTTCGATGCCGATGAAGGTGTACGTATGGAGTCTACAAACTCATTAAATATACCAAGAGGAAATAACGCACAAAGACCTAACACTGCTCAAATTGGACAGATAAGATACAACACACAAGAAAACTATGTTGAGTTTTACCAATCAGGTGTTTGGAAACCAATTAGATTACAAGAACCTACTTCAATAACACAACAAAGTTTAGGTAATGGCGACGGTACTGAAACAGTATTTGGTCCGTTAGCAAGTGGCGATAGTGCTTTTCCTGTTCCTAGTGCGGCACAGAACGTAATTGTTTTAGTTGAAAACGTTTTTCAATTATCAACAACAAACTATACACTTGTACAAAACCCGGCAGGTAAAGCCGCAGGTTATTATATTAGTTTTACAACAGCAGTACCATTAGGAAAGCCTGTAACGGTCCTACACAACTTTGACAAATAATGTCCGACAACGGTATATCACACTTAACATATAAAAGACAGCGTCAAGAAGCAAAATTAAAACTTGCGGCAGAAAAACGTGCGGCAACAGGTAAAAGATCTACACTTAAAAAAGGTTTAGTGCCTACACTATACACACCTAGCAATAACGACTCTGGTAAATTAAAACAAATCACAACAGGTACATTAAAAACTGGTCGTCCTTGGCAATAAGTTTCCGATAAATATAGTTAAGGAGTACTAACTATGAGTCTGGGAAGAATATCCGGTCCGCTTTTACAAAGCAACTTACAAAGACAAACTGATCTAGCAATAGAAACTAATCTATTGTATATTGGTCATTCTGACGGTAAGATTGGTATCAAGACTGTTACTAGACCTAGAGACTTTACCATTGATGGTACAGCAAAGTTTAGAAATGCAACAGCAGGACAACCAGATTTATTCATAAACAATTCTGTAGTTTTAGGTAATTTAACATTAAGCACAACAGGTATAGACAGTTTAACAGGTTCTATAAACTTACAATCAGGAACAGATATTGTCGTTGGTGGATTAGCAACTAATCAAATTAAAATAGACGGCAATGTAATTTCAACTTACAATACAAATAGTGATATTGATATTAGACCAGATGGAATAGGAACTAATGAAATTGTAACAGCAGGAAAGACTGTAACTGTAACAGGTAATACAAAAGCAACTGGCAACATTACATTCGATGGTAGTGTTATTATTGCTGGTACAGGTGATGAAGATAACTTTACAATCAATGCTGACATAGTTGGTAATTTAGTTCCGGACGTAACAAACACATATGACCTAGGTGTAACAGGAAAACGTATGAGTTTGTATGCAGAAGAAATAACAACCAACAGTGTTTTTACAGAAAACTTAATTTACCAAGGTATTGATTTAACAAAACGTGTAGGAAACATTTATGTTGCAACAAATGGATTAGATACAAACGTTGGAGACACAGTACAAGGTGCAGTTAGGACTTTAAAAAAAGCATTAACGATTGCAACAGCAGGACAAGTTATTAATATTGAGCCTGGAGAATATGAAGAACAATTTCCTTTACAGATTCCAGCAAACGTAACCATTAAAGGTAGAGATTTAAGAAACTGTATAATCAAACCTACAACAGCAACAAACGATAAAGATTGTTTTTTACTAGATGGTGAAACTACCGTAACAGATTTAACTATCAAAGACTTTTATTATAACAGTACAGACAACACAGGATACGCATTCCGCTTTAGAAGTGGTGCAAAGGTTACGTCAAGGTCGCCTTACATAATGAACGTAACTGTAATAACAAAAGGTTCAGTTACTTCTGCAAGTGATCCAAGAGGTTTTGCACAAGGAGACGCAGGAAAAGGCGTATATGTTGACGGAGAAGTTTGTGATCATGATACAAATGAAGCAAGTATGTTATTCCACGCGGCAACATTTATTACTCCTGGTGTTGATGCACTGACAATGACAAACGGTGTAAGAGTTGAGTGGTTAAATTGTTTTACATATTTTGCAAATACAGGAATGTATGCTTTAAATGGTCCAGGAAGATGGAGAAGTGATAGTGTATTAATTAAAGGAGCAGAGGTTAGATCCATTGGAAGTGCCTGTGTATATGGAAACATAGGAGCAAAGGCAGATGGTGCCAATTGTTTAATGTATTTGATACAACATAATATGGCTTATGTTGGTGCAGGTAAAGAACCAACTAATGATAAAACATTAATTAATCAAGCAAATGAAATTATAGAATTAAACAGTGGAAATGTTTACTATCAAACTGTCGATCAAAGCGGAAACTTTAGAGTAGGCGACGACTTTTTTATTGATTTTGAAAAAGGAACAACAAGTATTGATACAAGTTCTATTGCAGGTGGACTTACTAGTTTAAAAATTACCACAGGTACAGCAGAAACTTTCTTAGATGGGTCAAAAGTCCAAACTGGTAACATAAGAGTAAAAAGTCCTAATACAGTTTCTAGTATTGATGGAGATATTACTTTTAATTCTATAACAGGACAGCATAATTTAAAAACAAATGTAACAGCACCGAGTATTACTACCGGTGGTAATGTAACTTTAGCAGGATCTTTGATTAACTTTGGTAATGATCCAAGTGATACAATAGACTTTAATACTCCGTTTGCACAAGATATAAAACCTAATCAGCATATGGTTTACAATTTAGGTAGTCCAACTAAACGTTGGTTGAACAGTAACCTATCACAAACACTAGTAGATGATTTTAGAATATATGATAACGTTATAGAACAAACATCAACAAATGCAAACTTAGAACTTAATCCGCAAGGAACAGGAAAAGTTATATTTGATAACATTACAGCAAGTGGCGATACTTTAGCAAGTACAAATGCAACTGATTTAAGACTTAATGCAAACACATCATTTACAATAAGTGCTAATGGATCTATAGAATTGCCTACAGGTAGTACAGTACAACGTAAAAACCAAGTTGCAGATTTAAGATATAATTTAGATATAGGAGAATTTGAAGGTAACAACGGCGGTACAGTGTATTTTCCAACTATGCGTGATGGAGATAGAGACACATATATTAATTTAAATGATAATCAGTTTAGATTTGTTACTGCAAACCAACAAAATACACTATTAAATCAACATATATTACAAACAAACAAGTTTACAAGTGATAATAAGTTTAGTTTAGATGGAAATACTATAACATCAGCAACAGCAGATGCAGATATTAACTTATTTGCTAATGGTACAGGCGGAATTCCATTTGAAGATGTTGAATTCAAAGGACAAACTGTAACCAACAAACTAAACACTCCGTTTACATTTGGACTTGCAGATGCTTACAGTTATTTGAAGTTTGACAATGTATATGGACTAGTTGTACCAGCAGGTAATAACTCAAACAGACCTGGAACACCGGAGCAAGGTACTACACGTTGGAATCAAGACCAAGGATATTTAGAAACTTGGAACGGGACACAATGGGTTTTAGCGGCTGGAGGTGGTGCTTCTGTGACACAGGAATATGCAGAAGATATCAACTTTTTGTGGGCAACTTTACTAGGCTAAAAAGAACTGCTTACTTAACTACTTTACCAAAATCACATAAATAATAGTAATGCAACAATGGCCGACCAAGCCGTTGCAGGACAAACCGCGGTTAACCAGCGATTGGGTAGGTCAAGATAGGTTAGTGGGACATTAATGATCCCCGTGTTAGGAGAATAAGGTGGCAGTTGGTCGTATTTCGGGTCCACTCTTAAAGTCCAATCTATTGCGTAATGGCGTAGATCTGGCTTTTGAGACAGACCTATTATATCTAGATGTAAGTAATAGCCGAGTAGGTATTAAGACTACCACTCCTCAACACCCATTAGACGTCAACGGTTCAGCAAGAATTACAGATTTAGATATTTTAACTCCTAATCTACCAATAGGAAATATCACAATCAATGGATCAACAAATACAATTAGCACATCAGCGGCTAGTTTGAACATTGGTACACCTAACTCAGTTGTATATCAAAATAAGATTGTAGTAGATAATATTACATTAGACGGTAATATAATCCAAGCAACAAACACTAATGGAAACTTAGAATTTAGACCACAAGGTACTGGTACTGTTAATTTCTTTGGTGATACAAATATTACAGGTAATTTACACGCAACAGGAAATATAAGTGCTGATGGAAACATTGTAATTGGTGATGCAGATACTGATACACTTACAATTAATGCGGATATAGCCGGTGATTTAATACCAGATGTAACAAACACATACGATATAGGTACAACATCTAAACGTTGGAAGCATGGTTACATTAATAATCTTACAACAACTACTTTAAATTCAAACAGTATTACACTTTCAGGTATTAATCTTGTAAGCACACCTGGTAATTTATACTATGTTGGTGCAAATGGTGATGATACGAAAACAGGAACACACCCACAAGATCCATATTTGACAGTTGCGAAAGCATTATCAGTAGCAACTGCTGGTGATACAGTTTACGTTTACCCAGGAACTTATCAAGAAGTATTTCCTTTAACAATACCAGCCGGCGTTGCAGTAAAAGGAACAGGATTAAGATCAGTAAAAATTACTCCAACAGCAGGAACAAATACAAATGATGCAATATACTTAAACGGTGAGTCAACAATAGAAGATTTAACAATAGCAGATTTTTATTATGACTCTTCAAATGACACAGGTTACGCATTTAAGTTTGCAAATAATATGCTTGTTACTTCTAGATCACCTTATCTTAGAAACTTAACAATATTAACTAAAGGTTCAGTTACTTCTGCAAGTGATCCTAGAGGATTTGATCAAAATGATGCAGGTCGTGGTGCATTTTTAGATGGATCAGTAGTAAATTCTTCAAGTAGAGAAGCAGGTTGTTTATTTCATGCAGTAACATTTATTACTCCTAACCAAACTGCTTTACATATTAAGAATGGTACTAGAATAGAATGGTTAAATTCATTTACATATTTTGCAGACAAAGGTATATTAGCAGAGAATGGAACAACAGGTTTATATGGTGCTGGTAAAACAAAGGTAAAACTTAGAGATGTATCAGGAACTTTTACAGCAGGACAAAGTTTTTCTTATTACGAAGGCGGTAATTTAAGAGCCAACGGAAGTATTGCAAGTGTTGATGGTGCGTATGTTTACTTGACAGGTAACATTGCAAACTTAATTGAAGCAGGTGCAAGGGTTGGAAAAACTGTAACTGCTAACGGTAATGTGCAAATAGATACAGCAATTAAAAAGTTTGGACAAGGATCAGTATTATTCGACGGCACAGATGATTATCTTTCAATAGCATCTAATGATGACTTTGGATTCGGCACAGGTGACTTTGCATTTGAAGGTTGGATTTACTGTACAAACATTTCAGGTAACAGAACAATATTTGATTTCAGAGGAGGTTCTGACAGTGATACAGCACCTACTTTAGAAATTAACGGATCGGGTGCATTAAATTATAATGTAGGCGGAACAACACAAATTACGGGCGGTACTGTGGTAGTGAATACATGGCATCATGTTGCAGTATCAAGATTAAGTGGCGTAACAAGATTATTTTTAGATGGAAGTAAGTTAGCAAGTGACTATACAGATACAAATAATTATGGAACTACAAAACCTATGTACATAGGAGCAAGTCATGATGGTACTGAAGACTTTATAGGACACATGGACGACATTAGAGTATCTCGAATAAACAGATACACAGGAAACTTTACACCACCAACTGGTGAAATTGCTAACGATGAATATGTAAGATTAGTTTTAAGATTCAATGACCAAACAGATGCATCAACAACATTTACTGATGACGGTATATACGAACAGGATATTAGATGTGGTAATGGTGCAACTGCTAAATTTATGGACTTGGTTGACTATACAGACTTTGGTGGAGAGATTAGATCCATAGCAAGTGCTTGTATCTACGGAAACTACGGAGCATATGGTAGTGGTAACGGTGTAACAATGTACCTAATTGGTACAAACTTTGCATACATTGGTTTAGGCAAAGAAGTCGACAATGATCCAACACAGGTTATTCAAGCACAAGAAACAACTGAACTTAACGGTGCAAGAGTTTATTTTAATTCTGTTGACCATAAAGGTGATTTTAGAGTTGGTGATTTATTCCATGTGGATCAACAGACAGGTACAGTAAACTTTACAAATGCAAACTTTAATATTGATACCACAACTGGCGTAACTTTTACAGATGGTTCTAGTACAACTACTATTGATGGATCAAAAGTCCAAACTGGAAATGTAAAATTAAGTTCAAACATTGTTGAATCACTATCAGGTGATTTAAATATTGACGCATCAGGTAAAATTAATTTTAATGACAATGTATCTATCACAGGAAACTTAGATGTGTCAGGTGACTTAACCATTGGCGGAAATATTACAATAGGTGATGCGGCATCTGATACAATACAAATAACAGCAGGTATTGAAAGTGATCTAGTACCAAGCACAGACGGAATTTATAATTTAGGTTCATCAACAAAGCAATGGTCAAATTTATACACAGGAAGATTAAACGTTGACAGTATTGCTATTGATGACAATTATATTACAACTACTGATTCAAATACAGATTTAGAATTAAGAGCAAACGGCACAGGTGATGTTGTAATTGATAATTTAAGATTTAACACTAATACAATTAGAAACCTAAGCGGTGACATGGTTTTAGATCCTGCTTCAGAAACTGTACACTTTGATAGTACAGGAAGTATAAGATTACCTGCAGGAACAACTGCACAAAGACCAGGTACTCCTGTTGTAGGTATGATAAGATATAACACTGATACAAATGTATTTGAAGGATATGATGGAAACTGGATTGCACTAAACGGTTTATATGACTTAGACCAAGACACATATATTTCACCTGAAACATCACCAGGATCAGATGATGACACATTAAATTTTTATGCTGGTGGTACTTTGGTTGCATCAGCAAACGCACAAAGATTTGATATACCAAAATTAAGTGTAGATCAGATTGAAATCAGTGGAGATACTATTACAACTACCGTAACCAACGGAGATTTGAACCTTGTTGCTAATGGTAGTGGTGGAGTAAATGTAGAAAACTTTAGTTTTAATGCAAATTCGATAACTAATAATGTAGCCGGTGGTGTAACAACTTTGGCTCAATCAGGCACAGGATATTTCAAAATTGAAGGCACAGGCGGCTTTGTAATACCAACAGGTAACAACTTTAATAGACATCCAACTCCAGTTTTAGGAATGATGAGATTTAATACCGCTGACGATAGAGTAGAAATATACGATGCAAGTAATAACTGGGTTTCAGTAGCAGGTAGTTCAGGTGCAGTTTCGGCCTTGGACGCAGAAAATATTGCAATCCAAACTGCGATAATAATGGGATAAGTGAATGGCAACGTTTTTTAAAAATAAAGTAATTAAAGATGTAGGAAAACAAGCAGTAGAGATTTATACTACAGGTGTTTCTACAAAGACTACGGTAATTGGACTTGCACTTTGTAATTTAACTGCAAGTGTTATTTCAGTAAGTATCTTAATAAGCGATGACACTTCTGTTACAGGATATTATCTCAAAGATGTACTTGTTCCACCGAACTCAACTTTGAAAGCATTGAACGGTGGTGAAAAATTAGTATTGCCTGCAACGAATGTGATATTCGCACAAAGTAACATTGATGCAAGTTTAGATGTCATCATGAGTTACGTGGAGATTGTATAATGAGTGGATCTTTTTATGTTGGTCCTAATCCAAGCGACTTAATCTTTGACGGATTAGGTGAAAGATTCTTTTATGGTTTGAGAAGAACTGATGATGGAGAATTATTTCTTGCTAAGATTGATCAATTAGGAAGTGACTCATTAATTATTAATAAGTCTGGTGATCCTGTAAAAAATTATCCAGACTTCGAAGAAGGAAATGAATTTTTTGATGGTAGAGATATCAATCATAATTTAGTATATGAAAATTTAAACTACGAACAGTTTAGATGGGACGATGCGAATTTAGTTTACTACATTAACAATGAAGGTGAACTAGTTGTACGTGTCAACCAAGACGCTGATGCAGGAACGATCACTTATGCAGACACAACCGAAGATGAAGGAAGTGGTGTATCAACTGGTTGGGACGAAACAGGATATACATTTGATAACAATAGTTTGACATACGACAAAACATAGGAGTAGATGAAAGATGGCAAAACAAGCAGTTAACACAGGTGTACTTCCAAACGATGGACAAGGGGATAACCTACGTTCAGGTGCTGTAAAAATTAATAATAACTTTACAGAGTTATATACAGCATTAGGAGATGGAACGAACCTAACAACGGTAACGAATGGAGTATTTAATAGTGCACCTGACTTATCGACAGGAAGTAATAAAATTACATTTAAGTATGCCGCTTATGGCGACCTACCTTCAGCAACAACATACGATGGTGCTATTGCAAAAGTAACAGCAGATAATTGTGTGTACTATGCTCATAACAATGCATGGGTCAAAATGCTTGACACTAACAAGACTCTCGGTGATTTGTCAAACGTCGCTAATACTACTCCAACTAACGGTGACAGTCTTGTATGGGATCAAAGTTTAGGAACATGGAAACCAGATGCAGTATCAGGAGGCGGTGGCGGATCGGCTACATTCGCTGGCTTATCAGATACACCAGCGGCATTTACATCGAATGCAGGGAAACTTTTAAGGGTGAATGCAGGAGCAACTGCTTTAGAATTTGTAACAGCAATTACAGCCTCAGAAGTAGCAACTATTTCAATTGATGCATTAAGTGATGTTGATACAACAACATCTGCTCCAAGCACTGGACAAGTTTTAAAATGGGACGGGGCAAAATGGGCACCAGCGGCTGACGTAACATCAGGTGGTGGCGGTACAGACGCTGACACATTAGATGGTCAAGATGGATCTTACTACTTAAACTATAATAACTTTACAAACACTCCAACATTGTTTGGTGGTGCTTTCTTAAACTTATCTGATACACCAGGTGCGTTTACAGGAGCGGCAAATAGATTTGTAAAAGTTAAAGCAGACGGAACTGGTTTAGAATTTGTTGCGGATCAATCAACAGACCAAAACTTGTTTGCAACAGTGGCAGGTGACTCAGGTTCAACAACTGCAAACACATTGACAGATACATTAACGATTGCAGGTGGAGCCAATATTGCAACAGCAGTATCAGGTGATACATTAACAGTTAGTTTCAATGGAAGTTTAGGTGCTACTACACTTGGTGCTTTAAGTGATGTTGATACATCAGGTGCCAGAGCAGGTGATAGCATTTCATATGATGGTTCAAGTTGGGACGTTGTAAACGGTCCAAGAGTAAGTTGGTATATCGGAGCAAACGGATCTTCAGATTATACTTTCCAAGGACCAGGGTTTCCAACAACACAAAATGATCCTTTGTTATACTTAATGAGAGGGATGACTTATGTGTTTATAAATTCAACAGGTGGTTCACACCCATTTGAAATTAGAACTACAAATGGTGGATCAGCATACACAGACGGAGTATCAGGAAGTAAAACAGGTACACAATATTTTACTGTACCAATGAATGCTCCTAATACTTTATATTACCAATGTACGGCACACTCGAACATGGGTAATACTATGAATATTGTAACGTAAGGAGAAAATAAGTGAGTTCTTTTACTGTAGGAAATAACATACAAACTGTAAATGCAACCGTAAAAGGTGCAAGATACTTTTATGGTTTGAGACGAACCGACGATGGAGATTTGTACTTAATTAAAGCAGATGCTTTGAAGACAACTGATGGTGTACAAGTTAACAAGCCAGGTGATCCTACACAAAATTTACCAGATTTCCAAAGAGGAATAGAGTTTTATTCTGGTAGAGATGAGGAACATAATAAAACTTACGAGAATCTAAATTATGAACAATACAGATGGGATGACAGAAGTTTATTTTATTATGTAGATAGTGAAGGACAACTAACAGTAAGAGTCAATGAACAATATGATTATCCTAACGGAGTAAGTCCATAATGTACAACGATAAATACTTTAAATTAAGTGAAAGAGTTCAAGAGTAATGGCCGAATTTAAACTAGATAGAATACGCTTTAGGTGGAAAGGTGCATGGGCATCGACAACTGCCTATATTAAAGACGACATTGTTTCATACGGTGGTAAGATTTACGTTTGTATATTCGGACATACATCAGTTGACGACACGGTTGCAGGAACAGACTTTTACACAGATGCATTTGATAGTACAAATCCTAAATGGACACAAATGCTTGATGGTGTTTCATGGAAAAACACATGGCAACCAGGTACATATTATAAAGTAAATGACATTGTAAAATACGGTGGACAACTATACCAATGTATTATTGGACATGATTCAAGCACTTACACAGTGCCAAGTTCAGCAACAACTTATACTGTTCTTACAAGAAATGATACAGTTAATACTCCAGAAGATAAAGATTATGTTGTAACAGTTGAGCAAGGAAGTCCATCACAAACTGATGGTTACTTCTTCTTAGATGATGTTCAAGCGCCAACTGTAAGTTTTGTAAAAGGAAAAACTTATACATTTGATCAATCACCAGGTAGCAACGAAACTTGGAATGCAAAAATTCATCCGTTGGCTTTTAGTATAACTGCTGACGGAACAAACACAACAGGAACTTATTACGAAACTGGAGTAACATATGAACTAGATGGTACTGCGGTAACAAGAATAAATTATGATGCAGGATTTGCCGCGGCGACATCAAGAAAAGTTATTTTTCAAGTACCAGCAAATGCTCCAACTACTTTATATTACTTTTCTAATAGTAGTGCAAACAGAGGTGGAACAATTAATGTTTCAGAAGCGGCTGGAAACTTTTATCTAGCAGGAACTGAAAATAGAGTTTTAAGTTTAGTAGA